ATGACCGAGATCGAATCCCCGCCATTGCCCGAACATGATCGTGCCGCGATCGAGCAGTTCGTCGAACGGGCCTGGTCCGAATTCGGCCTGGCTGAGAACACGCTGGCCAGCTATCGCAGCGATCTGGTCGGCTTCGCGCGCTGGCTGGCCGGGCAGGACGCCGGCCTCGCGACGGCCTCGCGCGAACTGCTGTATCGCTATCTGGCCGCGCGCGCCGCGGCGAAATACACGGCGCGTTCCAACGCGCGGCTGCTGTCCACCTTGCGGCGCTACTACAGGCTCATGCGCCGCCTCGGCCTGGTCGAGCAGGACCCGACCCTGCTGCTGGATGCGCCGAAACTCCCGCGTGCCTTGCCGAAAGCGCTCAGCGAAGGCGAAGTCGAAGCGCTGATCCGCGCGCCCGACATCGCCACGCCGTTGGGCCTGCGCGACCGCGCGATGCTCGAACTGCTGTATGCGACCGGCCTGCGCGTCAGCGAACTCGTCGGCCTGCGCGCCGACCAGATCAACCTGCGCCAGGGCGTGCTGCGCGTGACCGGCAAGGGCGGCAAGGACCGCCTCGTGCCGCTCGGCGAAGAAGCCCAGCACTGGCTCGAGCAGTACGTGCAGCAGTCGCGCCCCGTGCTGCTGCGCGGCCGCATCGCCGAAGCCGTCTTCGTGACCGCCCGCGCCGCCGGCATGACGCGGCAGATGTTCTGGACCATGGTCAAGAAACACGGCCAGGTCGCCGGCATCGCCAGCCAGCGCATCTCGCCGCACGTGCTGCGTCATTCCTTCGCCACCCACCTGCTCAACCACGGCGCCGACCTGCGTGCGCTGCAGCTGCTGCTCGGCCACAGCTCCCTGTCGACGACGCAGATCTACACCTACGTCGCCCGCGAAGGCCTCAAGCGGCTGCATGCGCAGCATCATCCGCGCGGCTGAGGCGGCAGGTCGCTGCATGGCTGCTTCGGCGTGCAGTGAGACGGGCGGCGGCCGGGCCGATACCCGGCCGGGATCGACGCGGCCCGGACCGGCATCCGCCCAGCCCCGTCGGAGTCCGCCCGACCGCCGTTCGCGTTGCCCCACCGCCGCGGCCGCGCCTACAATCCGCGCGGCGCCGGTTTAGCTCAGTCGGTAGAGCAACTGATTTGTAATCAGTAGGTCGCGGGTTCGATTCCTGCAACCGGCACCATAAAATCAATCACTTAGGTCGCTGCTTTCGGTCGCTGTCCAAAACCATTTTGGACGCGTCCAATATTCTGCTCAGCCGATGCCAGGCACGACGGCCGGCTTGATGCGGTACACCTGGGCCAGCGTGCCCTTCTCGCGGTGTCCGAGATGCCTGCCGGTCTCGTGGTCGTTCGCGCTCTTTTTCCGGATGTCGCGGAACTGGAAGCGCTTGCACGGGCAGCGCTCCATGAGCCGCGTCCATGCCGTGCGCACCGCGGCGAGCGTGTAGCGCTGGCCGCGGCCGTCGGCGACGAGCCACACGCTCGCCACCGGCCGCTCGCGCAGCGCCGCCACCAGCGCTGTCAGCCGCGGCGTCCATCCCACGATGATCTCGTTACCGGTCTTGCGCTGCTTGACGTAGATCCCGTCCTGGCGCAGATCCGCCAGCCGAATCGACATCACGTCTTCCTGCCGCTGGCCGGTCAGATACGCGAGCTCCATCAGCGCTCGCAGGTGCGCCGGCGCGTAGACCCAGGCAAGCCAGAAGTCCCAATCTTCGACGTAGTACCGCCGCACCTGCTCTTTGTTGCGCTCGACGCCGGTGCACGGATTGACGCTCGCCAGCCCCCACCGGATTGCCTTCTTGAACACGTGCGAGAGCAGGGCAATTTCCCGGTTCGCCATGACCGCCTTCGGGCTCGCATCGAGGTACGCGGCAATGTCGCGCGGCTCGATCGCATCGGGCGTCGCGAAGTCAGCGAACGCGAGGCGCAAGCGCTTGAGCTGATGCGTTTGATCCTTGCGTGTTTTCGGCGCCTTGGTCGGCAGGATCTCGAGTTCGTACCGGTCAAAGAGATCGGCCAGGGCGTTCGCGCCGACATCCTTCACAGCCGCGAGCGCGCGCAGCATCTCTGGCTCTGTCTTGCCGAGCGGCAGCCACTTCTGGTCGCTGGGCCGGACGTAGTAGTAGGCGCCGCGCCGCAGGTAGACCCGGCTCGGCAGTCCCTTGTCGTGCTTGCGGCGGCGCCCCATGCCCATACGCTACCCCGCTTTCTGGAAGGCCCGCAAATTGAGCTGCGGCCGCGGCTTGGCCGCCTGGCCCTGCATACGGGCATTGACCGCGTCCCAGGTGATCGCCGGCGTGCCGTCGGCACGCACGATCGGCTGCAGCCCCATGCGCCGCAACTCGCGGATCTGCGCGGCTGGCTGGCGCTTGTGCGTCAGCGCCTGCAGGTCGTCCGGGGTGAGCAGCGCGGACACGGCTATCTCCTCGCGCGCTTGCGCCAGCGCCGGCGCGTGTCGCGGCCGAACGTAAACTCGCGACCGTCGTCAGCCGTGACCCGAAACGCGCCGGACCAACCGATGAGTATCGGGTCGTCGGCCTCAGGTGGCGCGCCGAACTGAACGCAGGTGCCGACGAGATAGACCGGGTTGCGCACGGGCACGTCGTGCCACGACCTCGCTGCGGGGCGCATCACGAATGCCTCCAAGTCTGCCGCCGGCACGCGCGCTTGAGACGCCACGGCGGAATCATCCCCATAATCCGGAGCGTGCGGTGCGAAGCCATCAGCTTGCAGGGGATGGTCACGCCGTCCGGCTGGGAAATGCGGAACTCGATGTCATCGAGGTAGCCGCCGGGCGGGTAGCTGATCTCGAGGTTCACCGGACCCTGAAGCTCGATGACTTCGCCGGTATCGGCGTGGCGGAAGTACATGCGGACGCGGCGCTGCGGCTCGGTCCACGGTCCGTCGCTAGTCATCGAGTCCCACCGGCGCGTAGTCGTTGAGTTCCGGCACCCAGTTGCACTTCTCGCAACGGTGCATTCCGTTGTCGCACTTGCAGAGGCGGCAGCGCCCACAGTTCGGGCAGCCATTCTCGCCGTTGTCGTAGTCGCCGAGCGCCCACTCGGCGAGCAGGCGCTCGTATGCGTCGTCGCGAGTGCTCACGGCTTCACCGCCTTGCAGGCATCGGCCGGCTTCAGTCGCAGCACGATCTCGTCGTGGTCGGACCAGGTTTCGAGTTCACCCTTCAGCACGTCGGGCCAATCGATTAAGTCGTGTTTGCTAACACTGATGCGGCCAACGCCGCCGCGCGCAACTTGCACGTGCAGGTAGCACGCGATGGCAATCTGCATTTGGTATGCGGCCGCGTCCACGTCGGCGAGGTCTTGACGGAGCTGCGCCTCGGCTGCTCGTCGATTCCAACTTTCGGCAGCGAGCCTGATGGTCTCGGATTGAGATCTCTCGCCCTTCGGAGCAGCGACTTCGGGTCCTGTCGCGCCGCACCGCATGCAATCGGCGGACGCGACGCGAGCGAAACATCCCCACGCAATCCGTGCATTGCCGCCGCAGAACGGGCACGGCAACAGTTCGTCGGTCTTTTCAGGCATTGATATCACCCCGCAAGTGCTCCGGCGTGGCGGCGATGGCTGCGCGACACCTTCGGCGGCGCAGGACTGTTGTTCTGCACCCAGCGACGGCCGGCGTCGGTGACGACAAAACAGTCCATGCCGCCGGTCAGCTCGGTTGCAGCGTGTAGCGCCATGAGCCCTTCGGCGACGAGCGCCATGCACTCGTCGTGCGCGGGCGCACCAGCGCCGATCACGTAGTGATTGCGGTAGTCGCCGCGGATGAACCGTCCGTACTCGTCCATGCCCATTGCGTGCTGCATGATGTGTAGATGCTCAGACATGGGGAGGCTCCGGGGCTGCGGGAAGAGAGTGCCAGTACGTTAAATGGTAAATATGCGTTCCGGATTCATCCTCGAATTCGTCGAAAAGCGGATCGAATCTAACTATTAGCGGCTTCACGTCATGCGCTCGCCACCCCAGAATCCACTGATCGTCCTTCGGCGCCGTCCCGATCGGCTGCCACGTCGGCACAGCCGCCATGCCGGAGAGGCGGGCGGCGAGCTGACTGAGCGTGTTCGCGATGTGGACAAGAGCAGAATTCGGATCGGGCTTGTTCCCGGCATCGTCGGCGAGGCACCGCGTGCGCGCATACATCTCGATTTCGACGAGCTGCTTGCGCAACTGCTCTGCGGTCATGTGGTCAGCCATGGTCAGCCCTCCCAGTCCGGCAACGCAGCGCGTTCTGCGTCGGTGAGGTAGATCGACCGGAGCGTGACTGGCTCGTCCGGTTCTGCAACGAAGTCGAAAATGTAGCGCTCGACTTCCTCCGGCAAACAGGTCAGCGATGCGAGCCCGCCGCCGGAGATTTCGATGTAGCGGCGTTTCGTGGTGGGGTCAGTCATTGCTATCTCCCGTGGCTGCGCCGTAGACGAGCTCGCAGACGCGCTGCACCTTGTCGAGATCGAACCAGTCGGCTGCGTCGCGCACGCCGGTTTCCATGTCGATCCAGTAAGGGCCGTCGCAATTGATCGCGCGGAGTACGTCGAGCACGTTGTCGGGATTGATGCCGCCCGCGTATCCAACGCGCCCGCGCCCCGGATGTTTCGGCCACGTCTTCGGCGCCACGCCATTGCCGCCTGAGCGGTCGTATAACCATTCCACACTGGCGTCGGCAGGGAACGTGTCGCCGCGCGCTTGCGCGATGCCCTTGGTACCCCACGAATGGCAGAAGCGTGCAATGCACCGGCCGTCAGGGGCGACGTGGTTCACCTGCACTCGCTGCCAGTAGCCGAGGTCAACCGGAATGCGCGTCTTCTCGCCTTCGCCCATGACGTAACGCGCGTGGCCGCCGCAGAGATGTGCGGCGAGGCGCAGGCCACTCCACGCCAATTCCGATTGCTTGTCGCCGCCCGGGTAGCGCTGGTCAACGCCCTGGCGCGATGGTGAGAACAAAACGCCCCACTCGACGGGATACTTCGTGGCGATGTTCCGCATCCAGTTGACGCATGTGCGATCGTCAGCGCCGGTGAATGTGATGAAATCCGGAAGCCTCACGACTCACCTCCCATGGCGCGGTCGGCCGGATTCGGCTTGCAGCAGCCGTAGCCCTCGTTCTCGGGGCAGCAGGCGGGATCGCCGCTGCACTCGGGCCATGCAGACTGAGGACGGGCGACCTCGTCGATGCAGGACCGAGGGTCGTCTATGTGCACCTCGGCAACGATGGCGGACGCGTCGTGGTTCAGCAGCTGCCAGCCAATGGCCATTCCCGCTTTTATCGGCCGCAGCGTCAGATACTCGCTGGCCACGTAGTCCAGGCGTTCGGAGTCGGCGCGGCAGCACGCGGCGCAGTAGTGGTGCGGCTCGGCCGGCAGCGGCACTGTTTCGCTGCACTGTCCGCAGATCGTAGTGCGCGTTTCCGCAACGGCATCCCGCGCATCGCCTGTCTCAGCATCGTAGTCAGACTGCAAGTCGGCCATTGCCTCGTCGTGCGCCGAGATCAGGCACTCAATCCGCTCCGGAAGGGTAAGGTCGGCTTCGGTGTCATGGTTGTCGGTCTGCACGCCGCGCGTGCTCAGCAACGCGTGCGCTGCAGCTATCTCGCCCTCCCGCGCATCGGCGGGAGGGTCATCCGGAAGCTTCGGCCATTCGCACGGCAGGCCAGTGCCAGGACAGATCGGGCCGTCGTCGGCGCAATCGCGGCACTTTGGAAAGCGACGCGCGAACACCTCGCGGAGCTGCGCGTAGAACCGGCCGAACTCGGAATTTCGGGAAGGCAGCGGCGCATCGTCCGCAGAGGGCTGGGATGCGGCAGCGGCGAAAAGGTTTTCCGCAGCCAGAAGCCGCGCGTGCTCGTTGACGAATGCGCGCACTGCAGCAGCCGGAGCGATGCCGCCGTCGTGCGTCTCTGTCGGTTGCATGCTGGAATGCAGCGCGGTCATCGCTGCGAGCGCTTGGCGCAGCAGTTCCTTGTGCGGATTGCGAGCGGGCGCAGACGGCTGCGGGGCATGGCGAATGCGGTTCGCCGCGGCTTCGAGCAGCGTGCGAGCGTGGCCGCCAATGCCGTGCGGCACCAGCGCATTGCGGGCGTCGAGTTCGAGCAGCGCATCGATGCTGCTGCACAGCTTCGTGTTGTCGCCCTGGAATCCGCCGGTGCGCACGAACTCCGGCAGATTGAGATAGACCGCCTCACCCTGCGCAGCGGGCGCGGCAACTACCGGGGCGGCGTTGATGGTTTCGAGCAGGGCGCGGAGCAGCGGGAGTTTCGCCGTGACGCTGTCGCCGATATCGTGCGAAGCGAGTGCCCAGTGCTGGGCATCATCGAGGAGATCGCGCAGGGCCTGGACCTGCAGCGCGTATTCGGTGTTCGGGGTGTCAGGCATTGGAGTGCTCCAGGATCGCGGATTCGTCGCGCGCCTCGTTGTCGATGGAATAGCCGGGGCATCCGCCGCCGGCGTAGTCGAAACCTGCGCAACCGCGGTCGGCGTGCTTGCAGGGATTCGCGCATTCGCTGCTGCACGGGATGACCTTGTGACCGGCGTGCACCTCGCTCCAGAGGTGGTCACGAGCTTCGTCGGGCGTGAACTGGCGGCCGGAGTCGTCGCGGAACATGCCGCGGAAGTCGCGCGGGAATTTGCTGTTGCGCAGGAAGCCTTCGATGTTGAGGCACATGAAGTAGCAGCGCCGTCTCATGGCGTGACCCTCTTGAACGTCAGCGCCCACACCCAGGGATTGGCGTCCCAGCTGCCGGCGCCGTTGATGGATTCCCAGAGCATCCGGAACAGCTCAGCCGGCCCCATGAGGCTCCGGTAGTAGGGCGAGGACTCAAGCCCCGGTTCTGTCGATTGCACCGACATGACGCCCTCGGCGCGCGCGTCCGCCTCGCTGATGTCCTGCAGCCGCTGCACGTGCACGTCGGTGATCTCGAGCGTGATGCGCGATGCCCGCTTCGGCATGTGGATCGACGGCTTCCAAGGCCGATCCTGAAACTGCATCGGGCCGGTAGGCGGTTTACCGGTAAGGTCGACGATCTCGGTTTCGTGCCTCGCCCATTTCGTCGCGCCGTCGGCTTGGTATGCGAAGCCGTACCGCACCTTGCCGTAGCCGCCCTTGACCTGGCCGCTCGCGATCGGCTTGAACGTCTCGCGCACCCAGAGGCGATCGCCGGCGAGGCCGAATGGGCAGGCAAGGATGGCGGCCCTATCATTCGGGTGCCACTGTCGACACGTCAGCTGCAGACGTCCCGCATCGTTGAGCTTGGCAATGCGCCGTGTCTGCGTCTTCGTGCCGGCGAGCAGCGCTCGCACCATGGCGCCGCTGAAAAGGATCGGGCGCTCTTTCATGGCGTCACCGGATATGCGTTGTGCTCGACGCCGTCGAGCAGTCTGCCGGCGGCGTGCTTTCCGACCTTCCAGCAGGTCGCATAGCCACGCGCGCCGTCATGCACGACGGTCGACGCATGGACAGGGATGTGCGAGACGATGCTCTTGCCAGGCAGCCATTCGCCCCACTGCTTGAATAGGAACGGCGTGCCTTCGTGCGCGCATTGGTCGCGCAGCGATCGCACCCAATCGGGATGCATCGGCCGCGCGCCATGTCCGCTCTCGCCGCCACATATCACCCAGTCGAGCTTCGTGCTCTTCCAGTCGCAATCGGGGATCGCCCGCAGCCCGCTCAGTGCATAGACCTCGGCGCCAATGCTGTGTTCGGCATAGTCATATGCGCCGAGCAGCCACAGCCGGACCGGGCCGAGCATCGGCTCTATGCTCACGAACCGCACGCGAGCGCGCGTCCGCAGGAGTTTGATCACGTCGCGGTCCGCTTCGGCCTGGTTAACGATGGTCGCGCCGAGCTGGACGTTCGCGTAGCCGTCGCCCCAGTCGGCAGGGAGCATGCGCTCGACGTTGCCGATGCGCTTCGTAAGGAGCAGCCAGGTCAGGTGCGGCGTTTCGCGTATCAGCGCGAAGAGGCGATCGCGCCACGCCTGCGGCACGTCGGCGTCGAAAACGTCCGCCATGCTCGCGCAGAAAACGCGCATCGTGCGGCCCTTGCGCTCAGCGCGCCGGTTCCATGCCCGCGGCAAGTCCCAGTGCTTGTCGTCGAATTCGAAGCGCGGTGCGCCGGCTCCCCACTTCACGCCGAAGCGGCGACCGAGCACTGCGGCGTAGCAGTTGTCGCAGCCGGGCGAAATCTTTGTGCAGCCCATCCACGGATTGAACGTGGCGTCGCACCATTCGATTTTGGTGTTGTCGCTCATCCTGCCCAGTTCTCCTGAGATTCGGGTTCGCAGAATTTGGCGCGCGGCTCGTCGGTCTCGCGGCGGGGCGGACCACGAAGGTCCGCCGGTGTTTGGCCAAGCACAGTCGCGGCGAGCACGCCGTGACCGTCGACCTGAAGCGCGACGCGCTGGCCGGGCTGCAGCAGAACCGGCTGCAGTGGTACCGGCGCTGGTGTCGCGGGCAGCTGTGGCTGCGGCTTCGCTTGCACGCGGCGCACGATCTCTGCGTTGACGCTCCGGCCCTCGGCGCGTGCAGCGACCTTGAGCTCGGCATGCAGCTCGACCGGCACGCGAATCTTGATCTGCGCCCAGGCCCTCACGGTTCGAACCTCGCCGCGAAGATGCTGTCGGACACGTACACGACGACCCCGTCGCGCGGGATGCGCAGCTCGACGACATCGCGGGCCGTCAGCTGATCGCCGTTGCGCTCGATGAGGCGGATCGCGCCGGCGTAGGCGGCAGGCGCGAGTAGCAGCAGGGCGGCGGCGAGGAACGGCAAGCGCGTGTGCATATCAGCGGTCCGTCGGACGCGGCAGGCCGAACAGCTCGTCGAGCTTGGCGAGCAGGCGGGCGAGCTCGTGCGACATCAGCGCGAAGCGCGAGTCGAGCTCGGCGGCGGCCGAATCGACGTCGGTTTCCTTGAGCTCGTCGATCACCTGGTCGAGGAACCGGAGCTTGCGAACGACAAGGTCCTCGCCGAGCACGAAGCTGATGCGGTCATCGAAGGTCAGGCCGAGCTGATACACCTGCTTGCCGGTCTTGAGGTGCTCGCGCACCTCGTCGGTTTCGAGGTCCTGCCGGCGGCAGCGCACGATCGCGCCCGCTTTGGCGTAGTCACGCAGCTCGCAGTCGTAGCCGAGAGCGATGCCGGCCGGCAGCTTCCCGCTGACGACCCAGTCGGTCATCAGGACGCGGGGCGATTCCTCGGGCGCCATCGGCGTCGCTGGGAAGGTGCCGGTTGCCTCGCGCAGCTCGGACAGCACTTCCTCGGCGACCTTGCGCGACGCGGTGTCGACGACGAGCCAGCCGCTCTTGAGATCGAGATAGGCGAGGGTGCGGGTCTGCACGGTGAATGCGCGCGGCAGGAAGTCGGTCAGGATTTCGTCCTTCATCCGCTTCCGCTCCTTCGCGCCGACGCGGCGGCCCTGCTGCTCGGCGATCGTCTGGAGGCGCTTCGAGAGCTCCTCGTTGACGACGCTCGCGGGCAGCTGCTTGTCTTCGCCGCCGAGCGCGATCAGTGTGTACGGGCCGACCGAGTGCGTCAGCGCGTCATGTCCTCGGCCGTGCGGCGAGACGAAGCCGCGCGTGGACTGCTCCAGCGGACCGCACGGGCGCAGGCGCTTGGCGTCGAGGCTGTTGTCGAGATCGACGGCCGCGTCGTCTGCGACCGCTTCCGAGAAGCGGAACAGGGTCAGGTTGCGGAAGAACATCAGCATTCTCCCTTCGGCGCTTCGACGAACTTGTGATTGGCGTCGAGCCGGTACGGCGTGTTCGGCTTGATGCCGTCCTCGCCGACGTATGCGGTCGCCGTGCGGTAGCGGGAAGCCTTCGCGTCCCACCACTGGATCCGCAGCTCGCCGCCGTCGCCGGCCGTGGCCGTGCCGCGGGTGCCGGCCGTGGCCGTGCCGCGGGTGCCGGCCGTGGCCGTGCCGCCGTCGCCGGCCGTGGCCGTGCCGCCGTAGCCGGCCGTGGCCGTGCCGCCGTCGCCGGCCGTGGCCGTGCCGCCGTCGCCGGCCGTGGCCGTGCCGCCGTAGCCGACGATCACCGACTGGGTGTCACCAACCTGGCGGCATGCGCCGATGACCGCGACGTCGCGCGACCGCGGCTCGTGCGCGAGCATGTAGGCAGCCGCATCACCGCGGGGGCCGACGAAGCGGATCATGCACCGCGGGAACTTGCACTTGCCGCCGAGCATGACGATGTCGGTGGTTACGACCTCGAGGACGTACCACAACGCGTTCGGATCCTCGGCGTAGCTCGAAGAGGTGTGGTCTCCGGCCCCGAACAGCCAGCCATGCAGCCCGTGCCCGCATTCGTTGTTCGCGAGCCAGTCGGGGGCAACGACCTCGGCGCCGGCCACGGTCGGCCAGACGAATCCGTTTTTCGACGAGCCGTCGGCACGGCTGCAGCGCAGCACGAGGGAGGTTGCCGGCATCTCCGGTGCGACAACAACCGCGGCCGCCGCGGACTTGGGTTTGCGCTTCGGGGCCATCAGGCGGCGACCTCCGGCGAGCGGCGCGCAGGCATCGCATCGCGCGCCCAAGCGTTGGCGCGATAGACAGCGTCGTCGACGCTGATACCGCGCCGCACCCACGCCTCGGCGCGCGCCTGGGCCTCGGCAAGGCGCATGCCGGTGTAGCGTCCGCGGCACGCGCGCAGAACGCGGTTGCGAGCGGCGGCGGCACGAGCGTCGATCTGCTCGGCCGGCGTCGACGGGCGCGACAGAGCGCGCAGGATGAACGTTGCGAGGAAACGCATGGCTTACCTCCGATTGGCGGGAGCCGAGCGCGGGATGCGCTTGCGGCGGAAACTCATGTCTTCGTAGACGACGACCTCGCAATCGCTAGTCGGCGCCCAAAACTGCACCTTCTCGGCCGCATCGCCGACGTACTCGATCAGTGCGCGCGTGCCGTCTCTGCGGACTGCGAGCACGACACCGAGAGCGCCGATGTGCGAGCCGGCATTCAACCGAACCTGTGACCCGATCTGGACCTGCTTGTGCGGCATTGCGACCGGCCTGATGTCCGGCTCGCGATAGCGAGAGATCACCGCGGCACCTGCATTGCGCGGTAGGCGCGGTCGATGAGCACGGAGAGTGCAAGCGCGTCTTGAGGATCGAGGACGAGCGCCCAGGGCCCGCTGCCGATCACAATGCGCGTGGCTCCGCCCGTGTCATCGCCACCTGCAACTGCAAGCCGTCCGCCATTGCGCAGCGTGAGCTCGGAGATGTAGCGCTCAGCCATGGCGGCGCGCTCCTGCCCCCGCCGACAGAGCTGCGAGGCTCTTCGGCAGGCTGCGCTCGGCAGCGATGCGTGCATCGAGTCGGCGCTGGAGCGCGACCGAGGCGGCCAGCGCGCGCTGCTCGGCGTCGTGCCGGCGCTTGCGAGTGAGAGCGTTGTAGCCGGCGGCCGCGAACGGCAGCACGCTGACCGCGACGCAGATCCAGAAGACGATGGTGGTCATGCGCCGCCCCCCGCCCAGCCATCAAGCCAGGCAGCCACGAGGTCGACTTCGCTGTCGTACAGCGAAATGTAGCCGCTTGCCCAGCTCAGCCCGCGGCGGCCGTTGTCGCTATTGCGCGAGATCGTCGGACGCTCGAACGCTCGAATCGTCACGCAGACAATTGCTTCGCACTGGATCAGCGGCCGGCGCTGGCTTTCGTTGCCCATGGCGAGGGCGACGTCCATCGACGTGCGGTCATCCGCCGACAGATAGATGTTGCGCGGACCGCCGAGCAATTCGATGACGCCGCAGCGCGCACCGGCCTCGCGCGCATGGTTGGGAGTGAGGTTGTCCATGGCTCAGCCCCCGAGGATCGCGCGCTCGGCGGCTGGAACCGGGCTGATCTGGAACGCGTCGCCGTACTTCTCGCGCTGCCGCGCAAGCCAGGCAGACATATCCTCGGCGCGAATGTCGCGGGCCAGCTCGGCAGCAGCGCCAAGTTGCGGATAAGTAGCCAGGAGCCATGCAGCGCAGCCGGCCTGGTAGCGCGGCAGGACATGCGTCATGAGCGGGCGCCCGACGATGTGGCTCATCAGCTCGACAACGCCGTCGAGGCGATCGTTGTTCAGCTTGCGGCCCGATGCGACTTCGAGGACGGTGACCAGCGAGAACGTCTTGCCAGTCCCGGCGCTCATGAGCGCACCGCCATCAACTGCGCCAGGTCGGCGGCGAAGGCATCGGCGGCCGTCGAGTGCCAGCCGGCGATCCACGACTTGAGGAGTTCGATGTTGCTCGCCTCTCCGGCCGGCGAGGCGCCGACCGCGCGGCCGTCGATCATCTTCATGAATTCGACGCACAGCGCGGGCGCCGCCTTCAGCCCGCTCCGGAAAGCCTGCGCGCCGAGTTCGGTTGCGCGCTTGATCTGCTGCTCTCGCATGTTCTGCCCCTTCGGCCCGCCGGGTGGCGGGGCGTGGGATCGATACTATGCACGAGATGCATATGCGTCAAGTGCATCGTGGACAAATAATCGCACGCGCCGTTGAGAGGACCATGCAACTCGCGTCAGGATTGCTTGCAGTACCTCGCAGCCTGGGTGATGCAATGGATCGAATCTGCGGTAAGTGCTCGAAAAATAACGAGGCCGCGACCTGGGACGCCCTTGAAAGCTGCCCGTTCTGCGGGGCGATCTACGCAAAAGTCGATCAGCACATTGCGATAACCGCGCAGAGGTCCAGGGTTGATGCCGAGTCGCGCGCAGCAGCTGCGGCAAAGAGGTCCGCGGAACTTGCAGCGGCGGCCGTGCGCGAAGAGCGCGCCGCGGCGGCGAAGCGCGCCGCAACTCAGCGGCGGCTGGAGTCGTCCCTGATCTGCACGACTTGCGGCTCTATCGGGGCAGCGAAGAGTGCTGTTCGTGGGTCCACCGGCATGGAGCTATTGCTCTGGATGCTGTCGCTGACAGTCATCATGTTCCCGGTTGCGATCATTTATTCGGTCTGGCGCATGGGTTCGCGGCACAAGAAGTGCCGACGTTGCGGAAGTGAGCAATTGGTGCCGGTCGGAACGCCAGCCGGGAGGAGGCTCTATGCTGAATTTCATGGAGCGCAACCCCTGAATAGGGGGTAATACCCGCCGCGAGCTTAACGCGGTACTAGCAAATTCCGGCGGGCAATTGTGTCCACTTGCCGTGGCCGTCCGTCTCGCAGCCGATGAGACGGGGCGCCGATCTACTGCGGTGAACTTAGGCCTAAGGGGGGCATATGTTCGAAGTGTCGGATCACATAATGGGCGAATTTCTGAAGCGGTTTGATTCGCCTAGTCGCGCGGTTTCCGCCGACCGCGTCGTTTCTTCAGTCCGGACTCCATCGCTGAAATTAGTCCAGACACAAGGGGGTCTGGCGCCGGCAGTCGAGACTGGTACTGCTTCAGGCTGCGAAGGATCGCCTCGGCTTCAGTTGATTCGGGCTCGCTGACTCCTGCGACGATCGCATACATCACGCCCTCGATTACCTCGATCTGTTTCTGACTCTTTGTTGGAGCGCTCTTTCGCGCCGGCGGTGCCGGCGCGATCCCTTGCTCGTCAATAATTTCCGCCCGCTTCCAGAGCGCACTTGGCGTGGTCCCAATCGTCGCAGCAAGCAGTGCGAGCCGCTCGGTCGTGACGCTGGTTTGGGCGTTCTGAATCCTGGACAGCATGCTTTGCGAGATGCCTGACTGCTCAGAGATCTTTTCCTGGGTCAGCGGCGAACTCTCGATGGCTTCGCGAATCGCGAGCGCCAATGCGGCATGAGCGTCGTTCATATTCGTGATTCTCGCCGCAAATATGCACGGCGCCCATGCCTCGCGGTGCATATGCTTGACATGCATGATGCACGGCATGCATATTCGGCTACATGCGCAATGATCTTCGAAAAGCCCGTATAGCTGCCGGCCTGACGCAGGTCGAATTCGCCCGCCTGATTCGCAAGGATCAAGGCACCGTCTCTCGGATCGAGAGTGGCAAGCAGACGATCGACGTCGTCGCAGCTCCGCTCATCGCTGCTGCGCTGGGCATGGATGTGTTGCAGGTGCTCTACGGCCAGCAGTCGCCGACCGCCGCCCGCGAAGGGGAGGCTGCCTGATATGGCCGACACTCCACGAATCGATATTCGCATGCCCCCGGTGCGTGACCTGGCCGCCGATAGGCGATTCGTGGACGCGCTCCGTGCGGCGATTCCGCCGCCACGCACCAAGGCCGATGAGATGGCCGAACTCGCGCACAAGCTGGCTCCGCATCTGGAGCCGCTGCTGGGCCCGAGCCGCACCGGGATGACGCGCAACCTGCTGCCGCCGCCGTTCATCCCTGCGTCCGAGCCGTCGCGGCGCCACACAGGCGCGATGTCGATCTCGCAGCTCAGCGCGAACGAGTACATCGCCGCTGCTGTGACGTTCCTGCTCGGTCTGGGCCTGGGCGTTCTCTTGAGCATGTGAATTCAGGACTGGGGCGCCGGAGTGCGCCCCTTCTTTTTCGGTCTTTTTCATCCCTCAACGCGAGTCACGACGAGTCGTCACGATGAATCCCAATCTGTTTTCCTCGCTGTCTGCGGTGCCCGGCATCGATCTCGTCGCCGACGAGCTGATCCAGCACTGCCCGACGTTCGTCCAGGCGCTGGGCGTTGCGCGCGCACTGAGCCGCAAGTCGATCAGCGACGGTGATCTGGCCGACACGCTGGGCATGCAGGCCTCGGTCTGGTCGCGCATCCAGCGCAAGCCCGTGAACTCGCCGGCGTACATGCCCGAGGACAAGCTGCCGGATCTGTGCAAAGCGCTGGGCAACGCCGCAGTGCTGCAGTGGCTCGCCGCGCGCCTCGGCTTCCGGCTCGTCCCGATCACCGACACCGACCGCAAGCGCGCCGCGTTGCTGCAGCAGCTTGCGCAGCTGGAGCAAACCTCATGCGCGTGAACTGGCCGCAGGTCGTTTGGTTCCTGCTCGCGTTCTGGGGCCTGCTGATCGCGTACGCGCGCAACGGGCAGACGACGACGGTGCGCTTCGGCGGGACGGTGCTGAGCACTGTCTTCGTCGCGCTGCTGCTCTGGTTCGGCGGTTTCTTCGGATAGCACCGTGGGCCGGTGAAAGCCGGCAGCAAGAGCCGAGCCGTGGCGGTGCAAGGCGACCGCGGCAACAGGATCAACCCGTAGATTGACGCGCTAGGGGCGCGAGGGAAGGGCAACATGGCGCGAATCCGCGCGAAGCTTGTGGGGTGGCTGGCACGGAAACTCCGGGAACGCGTTGCGTTGCGCCGCGATCCAGACGTGATCATCGGCGGCGAAGATTCGCCGTACCTGCTCCGCTGGTTCGTGATCCCGCGCAACCGCTGCCTCAACGTCTATCTGCACGAATTTCATCGCAGCGACGATGACCGGGCGCTGCACGATCACCCGTGGATCAACTGCTCGCTGCTGCTCGACGGCGAATACACGGAGCACACGATCGCCGCCAGCGGCATCCATGAGCGAGTCGTGCGCCGCGCCGGTGACGTCATCGTTCGCACCGCGAAGCACGCTCACCGCATCGAGCTGCACGCCGGGATCTGCACGACCCTGTTCATCACCGGCCCGCGCCTCCGCGAGTGGGGCTTTCACTGCCCGGCCGGCTGGGTGCCGTGGCGCAAGTTCACGTCCGCGAGCGGCCGCGAAGTCGGCCGGGGCTGCGACCAGTGAGCGGCGCCTACTACAACGAGAACGACCCAGCCGCCGCGGCATGGCTGCGCGAGCTGATCCGCCGCGGACTGATCGCCGACGGCGAGGTCGACACGAGGAGCATTGAGGATGTCCGACCGATCGATCTGCGCGGATTCGTGCAGTGCCATTTCTTCGCCGGCATCGGCGGATGGAGCCGAGCGCTTCGTCTCGCCGGCTGGCCTGATGATCGCAGCGTCTGGACTGGCAGCTGCCCTTGCCAGCCTTTCAGCGATGCAGGTCCGGGCCAGGGGTTTGCAGATAAGCGGCATCTTTGGCCTGCGTGGCTGCACCTCATCGCGCAGTGCCAGCCTGCAGTCATCGTTGGCGAACAGTTTGCGTCAGCGGCTGCCCTGCAGTGGTGGGATCTTGTATCAGTTGACCTTGAAGGTCAGGGCTACGCCTGCGCAGCAGCAGATCTTTGCGCTGCGGGCATCGGCGCACCGCACATCCGACAGCGGCTGTGCTGGGTGGCCGACTCCGGTCGCGAGGGACTGGCACAGCGCGGGCGGATCGGCGGAATTCCTGGCGGAACGACTGGCGGAACGACTGGCGCAAACGCGCGGCAAGCCGCTGAGCGAAACAGCGTTCGCAATGCTGGCCGGCTGGCCAACGCCGATGGCGGGTACACCGGCGCAGAACGGCAACAACGCGGCTGGGAACAACGACAGCAGCCGCAGGACGGTCGCGCTGTTGACGGGCTGGCCGACGCCGACGGCAGCGCCATCGAACGGGTCGCCCGAGAGCTTTCTCACAAGGAAGGGCAGGACGCCGGGCGGCGCGGTGACGGACTTCGGGGCGTGCTGCAAGTTAGTGACGCCCTGCCGACTCACGGCTTCTGGCGAACTGCTGACTGGCTCGGATGCCGCGATGGAAAGTGGCGGCCAGTTGAACCCGGCACATTCCCGCTGGCTCATGGGCTACCCGCCCGAGTGGGACGACTGCGCGGTTACGGCAATGCCATCGTCCCGCAGGTCGCGGCGGAGTTCGTAGCGGCGTACCTCGAAACGCAATCCGGGCCAGCGCTGTTCCGTCAGCAGGTGTCCGCATGAGCGCCACCGCAATGAAATGGGCGCTGCGCCAAGACGTGCGGTGCGCGCCGACGAAGCTGATGCTCGTGGCTCTGGCGTCCCGCTACGAGCATGGCGTCCCGCTACGAGCCTCCCGCGAGCTCTATACCGAGATAGCTCGGACAGCGTCGATCCGCCGCGCGGGCGTCACACAACGACTGCACCAGCTGGCCGACGCCGGTCTGCTGCACTTCGCTGCCGACGGCGCAGAGATCCATCTGCATGCGGGGCGCGGATGAGTCGCACCCGCAGAAAGAAAACCCCGCGTTGTGAGCGCGGGGCAATCAAGGCCCAAAAGGGCAGGAGTATCGACATGGCTAGTGTAGGCAACCGCAGCGGCAACATCAACCCGGCCGAACTTCCCAAGTGCGACCAATACGGTATCCACGATGTGCTCGTGACGCCGGAGATCGCGCAGGTGTGGCTCGGGTACAACCGCAACAACCGCAACCTCAACGACAAGCGCGTCGAGCAGTACGCCGAGGAGATGTTGGCCGGCGCCTGGAAGGCGAATGGGGATTCGATCCGGTTCTCGAAGTCGCAGAAGCTGCTCGACGGACAGCATCGCCTCAACGCAATCATACGTTCCGGCAAAGCGCAGCGCTGCATCATCGTGGTAGGCCTCGACGACGAGACCCAGGTTACGGTCGACACCGGCAAGAAGCGCGCGCCTTCGGACGTGTTGAATATCGAAGGCGTCGGATACTGGGACGCGCTGCAGCTGGCGACCGCCATGCACGTCATCATCAACGTCCACGCCGGCCTTCAGTGGCACTCGACGGTGCGCCGGACGAATCATGAGATCCGCGACTTCTGGCTGGAGCATCCGAAGATCACGCAGAGCCTTGAGCATATCCGCGGACTGCCGCGCCATTACCCGCCACTGCACCACAGCAAGGCCATCGCGCTGCACTACTTCTTTGCTATGCGCGACCCCGCGGCTGCCGATCAGTTCATGGACGACCTGTTCACCGGCGCGAGCCTTGCCAGCAGTGACCCCGTGTACCAGCTCCGTGAGCGGCTGATTGCTGCTCGAAATGCCGGCGAAAGCCTGAAGCCGCACGCGCTGTGGCACGCGGTTATCAAGGCGTGGAACTTGCGTCGCAAGGGGCGGCGCGTCACTTCGGCGCGGTCGATCTTCCCGCGCACCGGCGATGAATTCCCGACGGTGCTGTGATGCAGTACGAATTCCACGAGCTCTGCAGGATCCTGCCCGACATGTCCGCGGACCAATTCCGCGGCATCGTCGCGGACATAAAGGCCAACGGCCTTCATCACGACATCGTGCTGCACGAGGGCAAGATCCTCGACGGCCGACATCGCTACCGCGCGTGCCTGGAGTGCGGCGTCGCGCCGCGCTTCACGCAGTTCGTCGGAAAGGACGCGCTTGCTTTCGTCATCAGCGAGAACCTGAGTCGCCGGCATATCAGCGAATCTCAACGCGCCATGATCGCAGCGAAGCTGAGCAACCTCGCCGATGGCGTAAAGGCGAACTCAAAAGGTGCGCCAATCGGCGCACCTTCTGTGCCTCAACCGCTGGCGGCCGAGATGCTAAACGTGTCCCGCCGAGTAGTTCAGCGCGCGAACGTCGTCAAGAGCCACGGAACGCCGGAGCTGGTTGCGAAGGTTGAGTCCGGGGAGATGTCTGTCAATGAGGCAGAGCGCATTGCACATCTGAACCCCGACGCGCAGCGCCGCATCGTGGCCGCAGAGAGCAAGCAGGCCAGGCAAGCCATGACGGAAAAGGCGATTACGCTGTCGGCTGCAGCGAAGCAGCGTCACACGGCGCCGTCGCAGCCAGCGCAATCGCAGGCTGGATCGCAGTTCGTTCGGTTGTTCCTCGGGCGCCTCGAGCACCTTCTCAATGACATCGCCAGCCGAGAAGGGCTGAAAGGCGCGGAGGAGATCCGGGATAAGTTCCTGCGCGAGTTCGATCCGAATAGCGAACAGCTTGCTGCGCAGTTCAAGCACTGCAAGCCGGTGATGCACGCCATCGCCGAAATCGTGAAGCGGGCGTAGGCTATGACCGAGCCTTTGGTCCCCGCCGAAATCGATCTGCGAGATTTCGAGTTCATGCCGCTGCAGGTCGCACGGCTGCGGGACAGCGATCTCGCGATCGAGGCCACCGGCGACGAGTTCCGCGCCGCAGTGCTGCTGTGGTGCACCGCGTGGCACCAGGTCCCGGCCGGCAGCCTGCCCGACAACGACACGGCGCTTGCGAGCTATGCGGGCTACGGGCGCGGCGACGTGAAGTCCTGGATGCGCGTGCGGACCGGCGCACTGCGCGGGTTCGTGCGGTGCAGTGACGGGCGCCTTTACCACCCGACGATCGCCGAGAAGGCCATCGAGGCCTGGGACGGCAAGCTTCGGCTGAGGCATCGCCGCGAGTGCGAGCGCATCAAGAAAGCCGCGCAGCGCGCCGGGGCGACGCCCGTCTATCCGACGTTCGATGACTGGCGCGCACACATGGAGCGCACCGGAAGCGATCGCTGGGACGTCCCCGCAGTGTCCCAAGGTGCGTCCCCAGGGACATCCAAGGGACAAGAGCAGGGACAACTCAGGGACGTCCCAGGGGAGTCCCTGCCCCTAAAGGGACAGGGGATAGGGGACAGTGGAGAGGGACAGGAGACAGGGGAAGAATCTTCCTCACCTGACGGTGAGGTGGACACGCCTGTCGGCGTGCCGCCGTGTCCGCATACCGAAATCGTGGCGGTCTACCACGAAGTTCTCCCGGAATGGCGCCGCATTGTCGAGCTGAACGAGACGCGGAAATCGCTGCTGCGCGCTCGTTGGCGCAGCAAGCCCGCGCGGCAGGACCTGGGCTGGTGGCGCCGATTCTTCGGGTACGTCCGCAAGAGCCCGTTCCTGATGGGCCAGGAGCACGACGAACATCGCCGCCCGTTCGAGGGAGACCTCGAGTGGCTGGTCCGGCCGACGAACTTCGCGAAGGTCATCGAGGGCAAGTACCACGCTCCGGAAGGTGGTGAGGCATGAGCGCGCCGCTGGTGCCGCCGCATGACGTCCCGGCCGAGCAGGCCGTGCTCGGCGCACTGATGATCGCGCCGGACCGGCTGGCGCTGATCGCCGACTGGCTGCGCGAGGACGACTTCTACCGCAAGGACCATCGCGTCATCTACCGCGGGATCTGCGAGCAGTCGCAGCGCGGCGACGAGGTCGATGCGGTCACGCTCGGCGAATGGTTCGACGCGCAGGGCATCGCCGATCTGGTCGGCGGGGTGAAGTACATCCTGGAGCTCGCCAACACGACGCCAAGCGCAGCGAACATCGTCGCGTACGCGGAGATCGTGCGCGAGAAGGCGCAGCTGCGCCGGGCAATCGACGTCGGGACGAGTCTGGCGACCGCGGCGTTCGCCCGCGGCGCCGGGTCCGAGGCGGTCATGGCGGTCGCGTCGCAAGAGCTGAGCCTGCTGCAGTCGAGCAACGCGCGCACCGGACTGCAGCCGACCAAGCCGCTGATCAAGCGCCTTGTCGCCGAGATGACGAGGCGCTACGCCGAGCAGGGCGGCGGACTCGTCGGCCTGCCGACGCCGTGGCGTGCGCTGAACGAGCACACGAAAGGGCTGCGCGATGGTTGCGTCTACGTCGTGGCCGCGCGGCCAAGCATGGGGAAAACCGCGTTCGGCCTGCAGCTCGCCGGTTTCACGGCGCTGCGCGGTGCCCGCGCCGCCGTGTTCGAAGTCGAGATGACCGGCGACGAGTGCATGGCCCGCATGCTGGCGTGCCACGGAGAAATCCCATTCAGCTGGGTCGACTTCCCGGTCGATGGTGGCGACAGCGAGCTGCACTGGTCGCGGCTCTACGCCATGACCGGCCAGCTCACGAATGCGCCGCTGCTGATCGACGAGACGCCGGCCCTGAAGATCGAGCAGCTGATGGCCCGTGCGCGGCGGGAGCACCTGCGGGAGCCGATTCGGTTGATCGTGATCGACCACCTGCATGACATGGGCGTCGACCGCACGAAGGAACTGCGGCACGAGCTCGGCAACGTGGTCCAGGGCTGCAAGACGCTCGCGAAAGAGCTGCGCTGCCCCGTCGTACTGCTCGGCCAGCTCAACCGGAACGTCGCCGGACGCCAGGACAAGCGCCCGACGCTGACCGATCTGCGCGAGTCAGGCGAGATCGAGCAGAAGGCAGACGCCATCTACTTCCTGCACCGCGAGGACTACTACGACCGCGACAGCCACATGGCCGGAACGGTCGAGCTGATCCCGGCGAAGGGCCGCAACCTGCGACTCGGCGAAACGATCTTGCTGCGCAACCGGTTCGACCAGATGCGCCTGGAAGACTGGGACGACGCATATCCCCAGCCGCCGCCGGCGGAATCGAAGCAACGCGCGCCGCGGCGGTCGCGGCAGGCATTCCTGGATAACTGAAATGCGAACTCGATACGGATTCCGATCCGCGCCCGCGCCGAAGTTCAAGAACGTGCGCACCGAAGTCGACGGGCTGCGGTTCGACTCGAAGAAGGAGGCGGCGCGCTACGTCGAGCTCAAGCGGCTGCGCGCGGCCGGCGAGGTGCTGTGGTTCATCCGGCAGCCGACGTTCGATCTGCCCGGCGGCATCCGCTACCGCGCCGACTTCCTGGTTGTGCTCGCGGCCGGCGGCGTGCGGGTCGAGGACGTGAAGTCGAGAGGCACTCGGACGCGGGTCTACATCAACAAGGTCAAGCAGGTGAAGGCGCTCTACGGCGTGGAGGTGACCGAGGTATGAAAGACGCTGCTATCAGATTGCTAGCAGAGCTGTTCATCGCCGCCTACTGCGCCGCGCGCGCGGCCGTCGGCGCCGCGGCGGCGCTGCTGGATGCTGGCGTGCAGGACATGCGCCGGTTGTACGTCGCCGCGCGGTCGAGGTGCTCAGGATGAGTCTGCGCGCCATACCGAAGCCGGTCAAGACCCCGAAGAAGCAGCCGAAGCCCCTGCAGCGCCGGAAGCCGCTGAATCCGGTACGCAAGGGTCGCGAGCCGAAGCGCTCGACGCTCAAGGCATATCGCAAGAAGCCAGCCCCAGCGACCGCCGCGCAGAAGGCGCGCTGGGAAGCTATGAAGGCGCTGGGCTGCATCGCGTGCCGCGCCGTGCGGATGACGCAGCCGAACGAGTCGGAGATCCACCACCTCAACGAGGGTGGCCAAGCCGGCCGGAAGCGCCGCGGGCATGACGAGACGGTTTGCCTCTGCGCTTGGCATCACCGCGGCGTGCTGCCGGCGGGCGAGAGCGCCAGATTTGCGGAATGGTCCTATGGTCCGAGTCTCGCGCGGGCATCGAAGGAATTCCGCCGAACGTTCGGCACCGACGACCAACTGCTACAGCAGCAGAACGAGCTGATCAACGGAGGTGGGCAATGACCGCGCGCCGCTACGAATTTGAAGGCCAGCGCATGACGGTCGCGGAGATCCGGGCCATCGTGCCGGTGATCTCGCGCAGTGCGGTCGTCCAGCACATCAAAGCCGGCCGGACGACACGGCAGCAGATGCTGCAGTTCGATCCGCGCGCCGCGATGCGTGCCGGTGGGAAGCGCGGTCGGATCATCGGTGGACGCAAGCTCTACATCGGGCAGGGCAAGTCATGAGCGCGCCGACACGCACCGATGCCGCCCGCGCCCTGCTCGCTGCGGCCTGGGCCGTGGTCACGTACGCCAAGGCCCAACTGCGCTACAGCATGTCGCCGACGATCCGGAACCATGCAGCCGTGCGCGCCGCTGCTGCGAAGCGCGACGCCCGGGTGCGGCACTCCAACGAGCTGCAGGCGCAGTTGAGGCGGAGCCAGTGCCGATGATCAGCGACTACGTCATCAAGCAGATCTGGTCGCGGTTCGCGGCGCGGCCGGCCGAGGTCTGGATCTGTCCGCGCGGCGACCGCGTCGAGCTGAAGATCGTGAAGGTGGAGCCCTGGGTGCAGGGTGCAAGGCTCGTCGGAAACTACACGGGCGCCGTGCTGTTGGCCGACTTCACGGATGACGTCCGAGCCGCCGAGTCCGAATTCGAGAGGGGAATCTGATGGACGTGCGCAAGATGATGGGCAGGCTCTACGCGCAGACGGTGCGGTACGACACGGGGCGCGGCGGCATGCCGGAGGTGACGCCGCAGGACATCGCCGCCGCGGTCGGAATGTGCCAGCACGAGCTCGCCCGCGAGACCTTCTGCTGGATCTGGTGGCCGCAGTCGCCGGCGTCGACTGCGCGGGCGCGCGAGCTGCTGCTGCGGGTCGTGTTGACCGAGTTCAACGAGCGCTACGCCGCCGTCGATGAGGCTCGTCGCGGCCTGCATTCGCTCGAGGCGCTCGCAGCCCTGAGCAACCGGGTGCCGGAAGACCTGCAGCGGAACATCTATCGTATGAAGGCCGTTGTGCGGCAGCTGCACGCTACGGTGTGGCCTTCGAAGATGGAGCGCTATCCGACGATCATCGACGCTGTGATCACCGAGATGCGGGAGCCGCGGCACTGCCCTGACTGCGAGGGCAGAGGCACCGCCGACCGCGGGTTCCTCAAGCATGATTGCCTGCGCTGCGCCGGCACTGGTCATGTCGGCGAGTTCAACGCTTGGCGCGCGGTGCAGCTCGGCGTCAGCGAGACGCGTTTCCGGTCTACTTGGCTGCCCATCTATCAGTGGGTGTACGCCAAGATCGAGGAGCTGGTCTATATCGCCGCCCGGGACATCCATTCCCACCTCGCGCCCGATGAGATTCCAGCTTGAGGCGATTTCCGCCGTTGTGACCGGCGGAAATTCTCCCGAAAATCCCCATCGTCGAAGAAGCCCGCCCGCAAGCGGGCTTTGTCGTTTCTGGGCGTCAACCATGAGGAGTAGACCTATGCTTCGCAATCTGACCATCTCGATCGCACTCGCCATCGCAGCGTTCGCTGCGTCGGCCGCGCCGTCGGCCGATGTTGCGGTTCCCGCTGTCCGCGCGCTGATGCCCGAGGACGGCTCCTGGACCGGCTGTGTCGACTGCCCCGCGAACTGCGACGGCTGTCAGCCCAAGCCGCCGATGCACTGAGCGCAGTTGCATGGCCGGCCGTCGGCTGTCCTGCCCGGACACCCCCTGAGCCGATGCGCCGGCCGCCCATCGCGAGCGTAGTTCAACGGCAGAACGACAGCCTTCCAAGCTGACGATGCGGGTTCGATTCCCGCAGCTCGCTCCATTCGAACCGTGACGCAGCTGGCGTGGCGGACAGGCCTTCACCCTGTTGAGGAGGGATCGAAACCCGCACGGTTCACCAATCGCCGCGCCACCCGGCGCGCAACCGGAGCAACACCATGCCCGACAAGAATATCGAGGCCGAGATCCAGGCCAAAGGCCTCAATGCGCCGCGCGTGACGCCGGCCGACATCGAAGCCGCCATCAGCCTCGAGTGGTATTTCACTGCCGCCGACGGCGCGCGGTCGGCGTACTACGCCGGCCATCAGGACCGTCCGGGCGACGATTCGCCGCTGCACCTGCTCACGTTCTGCGTGCTGGTGCTGGACAACGGCTTCACCGTTACCGGCGAGAGCGCCTGCGCGTCGCCGGAGAACTTCGACGCCGAGATCGGCCGGAAGATCGCGCGACAGAACGCCGTCGCGAAGATCTGGCCGCTGCTCGGCTTCCGCCTGCGCGACAAGCTCGCCGCCGGCTGACAACAAGGAGCACCTCATGGCACTCACGAACGAAGACCTCGCCGCGATTCGCGCCGAGGCGAAGGCCGGCGCTGCCGAAGCGCTGCGCGAGCACGATGCCGCCATCGCAGCCAGCCTGTCGACCGAAGTGCTGGAATCCGATGGCGGAGCCCAGCTCGTTCGCGATCTGATCGCCGCGCTGCGCGCAGAGGGCGTGATCCCGGAGATCGACCACGAGATCGTCGGCCACGAAGGACCGTTTTACTGGACCCGCGGCAGCGCGAAGCTGATGCCGGGCCGGCGCTTCCTCAGCGTCCGTTCGCTGCCGTTCTGCACGTCCGAGGAAGAGCGCCAGCTCGTGCTGCAGAACTGCGCCATCAACCCGGACGGCAGCCTCGACGGCCATTCCGTGTTCGGCGACTTCTTCGCCCAGGCCGGCAGCAATCTGACGCCGAAGCTGCAGGGCGCCGTCACGCCTGCCGTGCATCCGGTCAAGCAACTGGGCTTCGGCTTCGTGCTGGACCGCACGCATACGGTCCGGGAATCGTCCGACGGCTTCCCGCTCGACTTCGCCGTGCGCGGCCTGACACCGCAGGAAGAACTCGAGTGGGTGCGCCTGACGGCTGCTCACCGCGCCAGCATCACCGGCGGCTGGAAGGGTCAGCAGCCGTGAAGGCCCTGGTCTCCGTCGCATTCGTCGCCGGCGCCGTCGGCCTGGCCTACACCGGTTCGCCGGTGCTGGCCGGCACGGCGCTGGTCTTCGCGTTCGTGCTCGGCGCGCTTGCGCTCGTGAAATGACCGCGCAGTCGTGGCAGTGGTGGGCGACGCTTCCGATCGTCGCCGCTGCCGCGCTGTTCGTCGTCTGGCACATCCGCTACGGCCGGAAGGGCTGCTGAGATGAAGTGGACCGACCGCTACGACCGCGACATCCGTGCGTCGGCAGGCGCATTTCTCTCTGCGTGGGGCGCCGACGCGTGGCTGTGGTGGAAGGCCGAGCTGATCGCGGAAAGCGCGCTCGACCCGGCCGCGCAATCGCCGGCCGCCGCGATGGGCTTGGCTCAGTTCATGGCGCCGACCTGGCGCGACGTAAAGGTCGAGCTCAATCTGCCGGCCGACGCAACGCCGTTCCAGCCGGAGCACGCGATCCGCGCCGGCGCGTACTACCTGGGCAAGCTGCGCCGCGCGTGGGGCAAGGTCGAGCGCACCGAGGCCGACCGCCGCCGTCTCGCGCAGGCCAGCTACAACGCCGGCCTCGGCAACATCATGAAGGCCCAGCAGCTCGCCGGCGGCGCTGCCGACTACGCCTCGATCATCGCGCAACTGCACCGCGTCACTGGTGACGCCAACGCCGCCGAGACGCGCGGCTATGTACAGCGCATCGAGCGCATCTACAACGAGCTGTCGGGAGCGGCGGCGGCATGAAACATGGGGCTCATCGTATGGACCAGCACGATCGCGGATTGCTGATGCTGTTCGCCGTCGGCGCGCTGGTCGCTGTCGGCAAGGCCATGGCCTCGGCCGAGAGCGTGCCCTGGCGCGTGTTCGCCGGTCGCGCGATCGTCGGTGGCACGACCGCGATGATCGCCGCTGTCGTGCTCGCGCTGTGGCCGGATCTGCCCGCGCCGGCGCTTTACGGCTTAGCCAGCCTGGCCGGGCATATCGGCGCCGAGGGGCTCATGAAGTTCGCCGGCGACTACCTCAACCGCAAACGCGAGAGCTGATCATGCGCGAGCAGAAGCTGCGCGGCGTCATCCTGAGCGATGACGAAGCGAGAACGCTATGGGTCGGCGATTCGATCCAGATACAGCGACCCGAATCCAAACGCGCCATCGGCGTCCATGGCGAGCGCCTTTTCGTCAAGGAAGGTCACCGTGACGAGCACCCGCTGGCAATCCAGCAGGGGCGCTACTGCCAGCCGGGAACGGCCGGCATACCAGGTCCGCCCGGGGTTCGCTACTGCACGATCTATCGGGCGGACGGTGACCCACTGCCAGTGTGGCGCGTGCAAGGTTGGCCGTACCGCACGCTGCAGCGCGAACTGGCGGATCCGATCACTGCAACATTTCCCGCAGAGAACTTCGAGCTGGACAAGGGGGCGCGCCCCCACTGGTGGCCCGTCGTCGACATGAATGCATGTCAGGCCCGTCAGTTCGTCGAGATCTCCGCTATCGCGCGCTGCGGCGGGAACATCAGCTACACGCTCAAGAAGATCGCACGGGCGGATGCAACGAATCGCCCGGAGGATTTCCCAAGATGACCATCGTAAAGGCGCTGCTCGGCGGCGTCTGGTCGTTCCTGCGCTCGCTACCGTGGCAGCTCTACGCCGTTCTGGGTGTGCTGCTGACTGTCTGGCTGCTGCACGCGCATGGCGTGCGGGCCGGCGACCGTGCTGCCCGTGCTGAGCTCGCGCCTATGCTCATGCAGGCGCACGCCGATGCGGCCGTACGTTTGCAGCAGGCAGCGGACGCCGAGGGCAGAGCGCTGGCCTTGGATGCAGGGCTGCAGGCGTGCATCGGCGAGCGCAACAACATGGCCACCATCACCAGCGCAGTGCTGAGCCAGCGGGCCAAGTCCCAGGCTCAGGCCCAGCGCGATCTCGCCGCCACCCGGCAGGAGCTATCCCATGCGTATTCCCTCGCTGCTGACAGCTGCGCTGCTCAGCCTGTGCCTGGCTCTGTGCTCGGCGTGCTCGACGACGCAGCGGCTCGCGCGTCCCGACCCGACGCGGACGCGGACGATCAGCGTGCCGGTGCTGCAGTTCGTGCCGGTGCCGGCCGAGCTGACGGCCGCGACGCCTGCGCCGCCACGCCCTGGCGCGACGTACCAGGCCATGACGGACTGGATCGTGAGCTGGGCTGCCAGCCTGCAGCAGTGCAACGCGGACAAGGCTGCCATCTCCAACCTACACGCCGAGGTCAAGTCATGAACCGCCGCACCGCGATCACCAACCTCGCTGCGCTCACGCTGGCCAGCTGCACTGGCGAGGCCGTCTATGCGCGGGGCGAAGTGTCCCCCGTTCCTACCGAGGCAGAGATCTGGGCCAACCCCACGGCGCATGGCGTGATGCCGCTTCCGTACATCAGGGACGAACTGATGCGTCTGACCGCACAGGCGGTCATCTGGCGCGAATGGTATCGGTCGAGGCATGAGGGTGGTCATGCGGTTTATGTTGGCGACGTAAACGGTATGGCTACCGCCTTGCGGCTCATGGGTGTGGCCGAGAGCATCGACATAGCGTGGGCTCATCAAGTTGTTGCCACGCTCGGCCAGCCCCTGAGCGACCACTCCGACACGCCGTGGATCATGTGGCCGGGAAACAACGCTTGGCGTCAGCCCAAGACCGTGGGGGCCGTAGGGTGATCGGGTCTCGGCTCCATGTTGCGCTCATGCAACACCGTGCTGCAATGCATCAATGTATACAATGTCGGGGTCCCTCTGGGAGCCGCGCGCCACAGCGGGGACGAAGACTCGCGGTGGTCGGCAGTTTTCGGCCCCCTATGGGCGCAACAGCAACCCCTTAACTTTCTAGGACTGGCGCGGCTTTGAGGGTTGCGCCCCTTGCCGTATGGCGACTGTCGAACGGATAGAGCGCAACCTGCTGTTTTCCATAGCTAGGTTGGCGGCTGAGTTCGGGATGGGGCGCGACACGGTCGCGAAGCGGCTGGCCGCAGCGAACGTTCCGGCGGCCGAAGTTCGCGCCGGACACCCGGTCTACCGGCTGCGGGACGCCGCACCGGTGCTGCTCGACAAGGGGCATGCTGGCGGCGGGGAGGACTTCGATCCCTGTGACCTCCCGCCGAAGGAGCGCAAGGACTGGTTCAACTCGGAGGAGAGCCGGCTCGCCGTCCAGGCGAAGGCGCGCCGTCTCATCCCGGCGGCCGAGGTCGAGGTCGAATACGCGGAGCTCGTAAAGGGGCTGGTGCAGTTCCTGGACACGCTGCCCGACGTGCTCGAACGAAGGGCCGACCTGTCGCCTGAGCAGGCTGTGGCGATCGGCGAGGTGATCGGCGAGCAGCGCCAAGCGCTCTACGACCGACTGGTTGGTGACGCCCCCGCCGAGCAGGCGTCAGACTGATGTACGCATCGGCGCAGGAGATCCGGCTCAACGTCTGCGAGATGCTGAAGCCGCCGGCGCGCGTCACGGTCGCCGAGTCGATCGCGAACAATCTGCGCGTGGTGAACCCAAGCGGGTCGCCGGGAAACTGGAGCGCGCGCAACGCGCCGTACATGGTCGAGCCGGTCAACCTAGCGAGATCGCGGCTGTACGAGGCGGTCGTATTCGCCGGCCCGGCACGATCGGGCAAGACGATCGCGCTAGTCGACGGCGTGCTCGCCTACTCGATCGTCGACGACCCGGCCGACATGCTGATCGTGCAGACGAATCAGGCCGAAGCGGAGGACTACGCGAAGCGCCGAATTCGGCGCGGTATCGAGGCGTCGCCGGAGCTCGCGAAGCGCCAGAGTCCGCGCGCGCACGACAACAACGTGCTGTTCAAGATGTTCCGCAGCGGGATGATCCTGCGCATCGGCTGGCCCAGCATGGGCATCGTGTCGGGCAAGGACATCAAGCGCGCGATCGCGACGGACGTCGACAACATGACCGGCGATCTGTCGATCGACGAGTTGTGGGGCTTGCTGCTGAAGCGTATCCAGACGTTCGGCTCTAGCGGAATCGCGATTGCGGAGTCGAGCCCGGCGAAGGACTGGGTGAAGGCTTGGTCGCCGAAGACGCCGCACGAGGCGCCGCCGGTAGACGGAATTCTGAGTCTGTACAACCGCGGCGATCGGCGCCGGTGGCATTGGCCGTGCCCGGAATGCCGGGAGCCGTTCGAAGCCGCGCCTGGGCTCTCGTTGTTCAAGGTGCCACCGATCGAGGAACTGATCGAGCGCGTGCTCGTCGAGGATCCGCTGGTTCTGGCCGAGCGGTTCCAGTACGCGTATTGCCCGCACTGCGGCGTCGGCATCGACGGCAAGTACAAGGACGGCATGAACCAGCGCGGGCGCTGGGTCGGTGAAGGCCAGAAGATGTGGCCGGACGGATCCGTGACCGGCGAGCTGCTGCGATCGCGAACCGCGAGCTTCTGGCTCGGCGGCGCGGCGGCTGGCTACCAGAGTTGGGTGTCGCTCGTTGAGCGCTACTTCCAGGCCGTGCGGCAGTACGCGCAGACCGGCGAGCAGAAGCCGCTCAAGTCGACCTGCAATGTCGACCAGGCGATGCCGTTCAAGCCGCTGACTGGGCGCGAAGAGCGCGATGCTCACGCGCTGCAGGAGCGCACCAAGGCCGAAGCGGAAATAGCCCCGGAATGGGTGGCGGACCTCGTGCCGAACGGCGTCCGCTTCCTCGTCGCGTCGGTGGACGTGCAGGCCGGCAAGCGCGCCGGTTTCGTTGTGCAGGTGACCGGCGTCGGTCCGAACAACGAGCGCTGGATCGTCGATCGATACACGCTGCGATCATCGCGGCGCGACGACGGGAAAGGCGGCTTCCTTCGAATCAGCCCAGCGGCCTACGCGGAAGACTGGGATCGTCTGATCGACAAGGTGATCACGCGCCGGTACGCGCTTGCCGACGGGTCGGGTCGGACGATGCCGATCCTTCGCGTCGCGATTGACTGCGGCGGCGAGGATGGCGTCACCGAGCGCGGCTATCAGTTCTGGCGATCTCTGAAGGTAAGGCAACTGCACCGCAACGTGCGACTGGTGCGCGGCGCGAGTTCCGACAACGCCCCTCGCATCGAGGAGCGCTTCCCGGACACGCGCAGACGCAAGGACAGCAAGACCAGTGCGTCCGGTGATGTGCCGGTGATCTTCATCAACACCACGATCCTGAAGGATGCGGTCAGCGCAAACCTGAAGCGAGAGACGCCAGGGCCGGGCTACTACCACTTCCCGACGTGGCTGCCGCGGAGCTTCTTCGAGGAGCTGACCGCGGAGTCCCGAGGCGCGAAGCGCTGGGAAAACCCGAACTCGGCGCCGAACGAGTCGTTCGACCTCGAGGTTTACAACTCGGCCAACTGCCTGCTGCTCAAGGCTGAACAGATCAACTGGGAGCGGCCGCCCGCTTGGGCGTTGCCCTGGGATTCGAACCCTGAAATACGCCGGCCCGATGTCGAGCCGGAGATTCGCGTCGTGCCGAAAAAGAAGCTTCGGCGCGCTGCAAGCAAATACCTGGGGCGCTGATGCCGACCGAATCTCAACTGCAGACCTGGCTCGAACAGGCCTACGTCGCGCGGCACAAGCTGAGCACCGGCGTCCTCATGGTCAGCTTTCAGCATGGCGACCGCCGACTCACGTACAACGCGGCCGACATGGCGGCGCTGGACAAGTACATCGCTCAGCTGCTCGAAGAGATCGCGCAGCAGAAGAACGGCGGCGCGAAGCGCCGGCGAACCTACCGCGTCGTGCAAACCGGAGATGGCCTCACGTGAGCCAGGAAGAGCTGCGCGCAGGCGGTCATGGCCGGCGCCTCAAGCATTGGCGTCCGCCGATGTCCGGGCCGAACTCCGCCGGCAACGTGGGGACGGTTCTTGCGCGCATGCGCGACGCCGTGCGCAACAACGCGTGGGTCGGTGCAGCGATCGAGAAGCGCGCCGCGAACGGCGTCGGCGTCGGCATCCAGGCTAAGCAGGTTTGGGGCACTCCGGAGTTCCGTGCCCTCGTCGACGCGCTATGGCTCGCGCAGATCAAATACATGGACGCCGACGGCGTCTCGACGTTCTACGGTCAGCAGCAGCTTGCGTGGACGGAGTGGGACGAGGCAGGCGAGGTGTTCGCACGTATCCGGGCCCGGCGTCCGACAGATGGGCTACCGGTGCCGATGCAGGTCCAACTCATCGAATCCGAGCAGTGCCCGCGCGACTACTACGGCACGGCGAGCAACGGCAACGCGATTCGACAAGGGATCGAGTTCAGCTCTATCGGGAAGCGGGTCGCCTACTGGATGTACCGCTCGCACCCTGGCGACGTAACCTGGATGGACGCGCGCGGCAACGAGCTCGTGCGCGTCCCGGCCGAGCAGGTGATCCATCTCTATCGGCCGCTGCGTGCTGGACAGATTCGGGGCATTCCGCGCTGTCAAGCGGTGCTCGTGCTGATCAACACGCTGGCGACGACGCGCGACAACGTCGCGGAGCGCCAGGCGATCCAGAACCTATTCGCTGGCTTCTACACGCGGCCGCCGGCCGCGGCCAACGACAGCATCTTGGAAGAGTCAAAGGCCGGCGTAGATGAAGACGACACGCCGATCGCGGGCCTCGAGCCCGCAACGATGCAGGAGCTGCCGGAAGGATGGGACGTCAAGTTTTCGTCGCCGCCCGGCGCCGGCAACGACTACGCCGACTTCGTTCGCACCGAGCTGATGGCGTTCTGCGCCCGCGCAGGAATTCCGCTCGAGGTGCTGACCGGCGACCTGAAGGACATCAGCGATCGCGCGCTGAAGCTGGTGCTCAACGAATTCCGCCGGTTGATCGAGATGGATCAGTGGCTCTACATGATCCCGCGGTTCTGCCAGCTTGTGCGCGAGGCCTGGTTCGACGCTGGCGTGCTCGCCGGGAAGATCGTTGTTCCGAACTACGCCGAGTTGCGCGACGAGGTCACGGCGGCGCAGTGGGTCCCGCAGGGCTGGCCGTGGAGCCACCCGGTGCAGGACGTGGATGCCGAGACGAAGGCAGTGCGCGCGGGATTCAAGCCCCGAAGCGACGTGATCCTGGGGCAGGGTAACGACCCCGAAGAAACCGACCTGCAGCAGAAGCGCGACAACGAGCGCGCCGACAAACTCGGGTTGCAGCATGACAGCGACGGCCGGCAGAGCAAGTCGGCCCCATCGAAGGCGAGTGCGCCGCAGGAAGGGAACAATGACCAAGCCGACCAGTAAATGGAACCTGTTGGCGCGACTTCTGGGCAGGTCCCAGTCGCCGCTGGTTTCGCAGATCTTCACGCAGGCATTCGGGCAACCGCTGCTCGTACATCCGCAAATGGGCGAGCAGGTCGTCGGCGCGTATCTCTCCGGCGCGGTCGAGGCGCGGCCTCCGACCTTGGTCATCGGCGAGCTCGCGCCGGCGACGAAGGACGAATTCGGCAAGGTTGTTACGCCCGCACGCAACGTCGCAGTGATCAACGTGTCCGGCGGTCTCGTCAATCGCTACGAGGGCGACCTCTGCGATCCCGGTCCCCTCAGCTATCAGGAACTGCGCAGCAGCTACGATCGTGCCCGGACGGACTCGACGATCGAGACCATCGTCATGCGCATCGAATCGCCTGGCGGAATGGGCGCGGCCCTGTTCGATCTGACCGACCACATCTACGCGACGCGCGGCGAGAAGCGCGTCATAGCGGTCATCGACGACTACGCCTACTCGGCGGCGTACGCGATTGCCGCGTCGTGCGGCGAGATCTGGATTACGCGGACCGGCGGAGGTGGATCGGTCGGCGTGATTGCGTATCACATCGACCAGTCGGCGTTCGACGCGAAGCTCGGCGTGCGCATCACGGCGATCTATTCCGGCGCGCACAAGAACGACATGAGCCCGCACGCGCCGCTCGACGACAAGACCCGCGCGTGGCTGCAGGAGCGCATGGACAGCATGCGCACGCTCTTCGCGGCGTCGGTGGCGCGCTACCGCGGCATGGACGTCGACGCGGTACTCGCGACCGAGGCGCAGGTCTATCAGGGCGAGGACTGCGTGCGCATCGGCTTTGCCGATCGCATCGGCACCTACTACGAGTTGATGGAGCATCTCGAGACCAGCGTGGAGCCGGCGTCGGGAGGCGACTCCACGAAGTTCGTCAAAGGCGACCGCGTGGAGATCAAGGAACCGCACGACCCCGCGCACAAGTTCGGGACGATCGAAATCGTCAGCACCGAGACACCGTACGGCGTGATTGTGGACGGCATGGAGGATATGGGCGTGCACAAATGGTACGTCGACTCGGAACTTGTCGCGGTTGAAGAAAACGCCAGCGATGACGATGACACCAATGCTGGCGCGCGCAAGAAGAAGCCGATGAAGATGTCCGCCGGTCTGCTTCCTGTCGTGGCATCGGGACCATCGCCGGAGGTCGCGCTAGCCGAGTTTGTTTCGCGCGTCAGCATTTCGACGCTGCCTGATGCCGTCGCGCGCGCGCTGATCAAACGCGGGCCCGCTAATCAAACTGCGGACACCGCGATCGCATACGCCAGCTCCGTTCGCGACGCGTGTTTTGCTGCCGGCGTCGAATCGCTCGCCGCCGACTACGTCGCGGCGAACACCGACATCGCCGCGGTACGAGCGCAGCTCATCGACGCCAAGGCCACCGGCGAGGTCGAGATCGTCACGCTGCCGCCGCAGGCCGCGACGGCGCAGAAGGTGGAAAGCGCGACCGACATCTACAACCGCCGCCGCGCTGCCGCCGCGGGGTCTGGTCATCACCAGCGGCAGTAACTGGAGGACAACATGGCTCTTACCGAAACGACCCATGCCGGCGGCTACATCCTGTCCGAAGCCAACGGCTGCATGTCCCGCGAGAACGGCAAGCTCAACTCCGGCCAGGACCTGGCCGCTGGCTCCGTTCTCGGTCAACTCAAGACCGCGGCCGGCGCAAAGATCAGCGGCACCGGCGACGGCACGATCGGCGCCGTGACGCTCGGCCCAGATGCGCAGGTCGGCATCTACGTGCTGACCGGCAAGACCGAGTCGGGCAACGCGGGCACGTTCAGCGTCCGGACGCCGTCCGGCGATCAGCTGCCGGACCTCACGGTCGCCGTGGCCTACGCGAGCACGCACATCAACCTCACGGTGGCCGACGGTGCCAACGACTGGGACATCGGCGACATCATCCACGTCACCGTCACCGGCGGGGACTACGAGCAGCTCGACCCCGCGGCGACCGACGGAACGCAGACGGCCGCCGGGATCCTCTATGCCGCGGTGGACGCGAGTTCTGCAGATCGCGCGTGTGTCGTGTCGGCGCGCGACACCGACTGCAACAGCAATGAGATCGTCTGGCCGAGCGGCATCACCGCCGCGCAGAAGGCGGTCGCCACCCAGCAGCTGAGCAACCGCGGCATCCGTCTGCGCTAACAGCGCCCAGATCCGCACCCCAAGAACCCCGCCTCGGCGGGGTTTTTCATTTCTGGAGAAACGATATGCCGAGTTTGGACGTTTTCAACCAAGACGCGTTCGGCGTCATCAGCCTCACGGACGCGATCAACAACCTGCCGTTCGTTCCGGGCCTCGCCGGCCAGGTCATCGACTGGAACGAACGCGGCGTCACGACGACGTCGATCATGATCGAGGAGCAGGACGGTGTCCTGAAGCTCCTCAACCCGACGCCCCGCGGCGGAGCAGGCGAAACGAAGGCGAAGGACAAGCGCCGCGCCCGCTCGCTGCTGATTCCGCACTACCAGCACGACGACGGCATCAACGCCGATGAGGTGCAGGGCGTGCGCGCCTTCGGATCGGAAACCGACGTGCAGTCGGTGATGCCGATGGTCAACTCGCGGCTGAGTGACGCGGTCAGCCTGGTACTCGATCCGACGCTCGAGTACCAGCGGCTCGGCGCGGTGAAGGGGCTCATCCTCAACGCCGACGGCTCGACGCTCTATGACCTGTTCACGGAGTTCGGCGTCAGCCAGGAATCCGAGATCGACTTCGATCTCGACAACGCGAGCCCCGCGTCCGGAGCCCTGCGGAAGAAGTGCGCCAGTGCCGTGCGCCTGATCGCCGACAATCTCGGCGGCGTTTCGTACACCGGCGTGGCTTCGTTCTGCGGCGACGCGTTCTTCGATGACCTGCTCGCCCACAAGGAAGTCGTCGAGTCCTACAAGAATACGCCGATGGCGTCCGTGCTGCGCGAAGGCTACATCCTCCCGACCGGCAACAAGATGGCTGGCATGTTCGAGTTCGGCGGCATCCTCTGGATGAACTACCGCGGCAAGAACGGCAGCTCGGCGATGGTGGACACGGACAAGTGCCACATCTTCCCGGTGGGTACGCCCGGACTGTTCCGCACGGTCTACGCGCCGGCGGACTACATGGAAACGGTCAACACCATCGGCCTCCCGCGGTACGCGAAGCAGTGGCTGTCGCCGAACGGCAAGCGCATCGAGATGGAGTCGCAGTCGAATCCGCTCTCGTACTGCACGCGTCCGAAGGTGCTGCTGAAGGGCAAGCGCACCTAATCGGAAACCACCAGCAACGCCACGACCAAGGCCCGCTTTCGCGGGCCTTGGTCGTTTCTGGAGTCCGTAAATGTCCGATCTGAAGATCACCGAATTCGCCGGCATCGTGACCAATCGCGGCGGGGCGCCGATGCAGGTGGCCGGAGCGATCGTCGCAGCGCAAGCTGTGGCCATTGGTGGGGCGTCTGCGCAGTCGTCTGCGGTCAATGCCAGCACGACTCTGGTGCGCGTGTACGCGGAAGCGAAGTGCACCTTCAGCTACGGCGCGAATCCGACGGCGACTGCAACCAACCACTATCCTCTTGCCGCTGACCAAGAGGCGTGGTTCTCGCCCGCGCCCGGCGACAAGATTGCTGTGATTTCGCGCGCCTGATGCTCGGGTTCATCGGCGTCACTCATCGGCAGTTGGCGTCATCCGTGCCGTTCAGTCCTGCGTCGCTGTTCGGCGCAAGCGACCGCGGCGTTGCGATAGACGCGCAGACGGCCTCGCTGCTGTTCCAGTCCAACACCGGCACGGGCGCCGTCGCCGCGCCGAACGACCCGATCGGCTACATCACTGACCTGTCGCCGAATGCCAAGCACCTGACCCAGGCCACGGCGGCGAACAAGCCGCTGTGGCGCGGCGCGGCGCGCACGCTCGGCAGCGAGCTGCTCACGAACGGCCGCATCATCGACGACACCGGGTTCACTCCCGGAACCGGGTGGGCGCGATCCGGTGCAACGGTCGTCAAGACCGCTGGCACGGCATCGTCGCTGTCGTGGACGGTGTCGCTGACGGCCGGCAAGGTCTATCAGCTCAGCTACACTATGACGCGCACGGCCGGCACGCTGACGCCGCGGTTCACCGGTGGCACCACCGTGAGCACGAACGCGCGCACCGCGCGCGGCACCTACACGGAGGTCTTCGCGGCCGCAGCCGGCAATACGACGTTCGAGTTCGCCGCCGATGCGACCTTCGCCGGCAGCGTGAAGTCGGTGACGTTGAAGGAAGTCACAGCGCGCGTCTGCATGGGCGCGTACATGTTCGGGTCGCCGCAGCGCATCGCGAGCGCGGCGATCAACTTCTCGAACAGCGACAAGATGACCGTCATCTACTCGTGCCTGTACGACGCAGCGACTGCGTCCGGAACGGTCGTCGCGATCGGGAACTGGGCGACCACGGCCGGAACGATCTGGTGCGGGTTCACGCCGCCCCCGGTCGGGCGCATCCGCGGCGACACCGGCGCTGGCGGCAGCATCACGCTCGCCACGGTCGACGGACTCACCGGCGCCGGCGGCGCGGCGTTCGTCGACCGGTACGAGTTCGACATCGCGCAGACCGCGCTCAGCGACGAGGTCACGGTCTACAGCAACGGGATCAAGCGCACCGGGACCGCCAGCGGCGCGGCGGCCGGCGGCGGCAACTGGTCGAGCAGCAGCACGGTCGAGATCGGCGTGGCGTCCTCGCGCGTCACCGTGAATCGCATGATCGTCATCAACCGCCTGCTGAACGCGCAGGAGACGGCCGACGCCGTCGCGTGGGTCAAGCGCGGATTCGCGTATGCATGCGTGCTGGGCGACAGCACGGTCTCCGGCCTGTCCGGCGTGGCGCCGATCGCGCCGCGCGTAGCCAGCTTCTGCGGCGGGCTCGTGTGCGGTCGGTACGACGTGGCAGAGAGCGGCCGGCGCATCGCCGACATGCTGTCGTTCTTCAACGCGTTGGACGACAAGAGCACGCTGCAGGCGGTCGTGATCCAGATCGGCCTCAACGACGTCAAGGGGCGCGTCGGCGAAAACCTGGCAACAACGGCGACCGTGATCAGCGACCTGCAAGGGTTGGTCAACACCGTGCGCGCCGCGGTCCCGGCGTCGTGCCGGATCGTGCTCGCGCAGATGACGCCCTGCAAAGGATGGCTCAACACGGCCACGAACGCGGCGGCCGCGTATTCGGCGTGGCAGGCCGTGAACACGGCCATCGCCGGCGGCGGGGCGACGCCGATCACCGGTGTCGACGCGCGCGTCACGTCGCACGTCGCTGCGCTCAGCGACGGCGCCGACGGGCTGGCGTCGATCTACGACTACAACGCCGACGGCGTGCACACGAGCTCCGAAGGGCGCTGGATCAACGCCCAGGCGTGGCGTTCGGCGCTCGAAGGGCTTGGCCTGCTGGAGCCTGCGCCATGACCAATGCATTCCTCGCTGAGTTCGACGCGCTCGCTCGTGAGGCGTTCGCCGACGCCGGCATGGCCGACCGCGCCGAATACCGCGCGTCGCCGTCGGCCACGCCGGTGCCGGACTGCATCGTCCTCGTCGATCGCGGCATGCAAGACGTCGGCGACGCGGCGACCGTGAAGAATCCGCTCATCACGATCACGGCATTCCGCGATCAGATCGGCAGCGCCCCGGTCGTCAATCAGGCGTCGTTCGAGATCGGCGTCGAGCGCTTCGTCGTGGTCGGGATCGCCGACAACAGCGACGAGAGCCGCCACGTCTGCGTCGTGAGGCCGCAGCCATGATGCCGATCAGTGAGCGCGTCATGGCGGCCGTGCTCGATCAGTTGAGCACGATCACGCTCGCGAACGGCTACGAGACAGACGCCGGCGCCAACGCCAAGCGCCTCATGCCAAGTGCCGAACTCGACGGCCTACCGGCGCTCGTACTGACGGAGACGTCCGAACTCCCGAACCAAGGAAGCGCAACCGACAACAGCGCGAGCATGTCGATCGCGCTCGGCTTCGCTGTCGAATTGCACGGCGCGCCGGACGCGGAAGATACGCCTGCGTGGCTTGGCCGAGCACGCGCCGACGTCAAGCGTTGCCTGCTTGGTTGGTCGGCCGGGCTGACCGGCGATCGCAAGCGCGGAGTGCGCGACGCTGACGGGCAGATCGGCCCGATCACGTACCTAGGCTCCGACCTCGTCGCGCAGCCGAAGGGTGCATATACCGCTGCGATCAACGTGCGATTCGTTTGCACGTACAAGGAGACCTTCGGTGACCCATACCACTGAATTTGAATTTGCCCGCGACTGGGTGCATGCGTGCATCCGGTACGAGGCGGGCGACGTAGCAAAGCTGCCGGCGGCGGAAGCCGAGAAACTCACGCGCTTGGGTGCCGGTAGCGTTGTCGAGCCCGAGCGTCCGAAGCGACGCGAACTCAAGCGCAAGTAGTCGAGCAAAAACCCACCAGAAAGGCCCGCCATCGAGCGGGCCTTTCGCATTTCTGGAGATCGAAAAATGGCGCTTCCGCTCAACTCTCACACCAATCAGTACGTTTTCGGCCGCGGCAAGCTGTTCGTGAACAAGTACGCGAACGGCGTTTACGAGGGGCGTCGCTTCATCGGCAACTGCCCCGGCTTCACCCTGACCGTCGAGTCGCAGAAATACGAGCACTTCAACAGCACGTCGGCGATCCGCACGAAGGACTTCACCAAAACGATCTCCGTCAACTTCAACGCGCAGATCACGTGCGATGACTTCCAGAACGAGAATGTCGCGATGTTCGTCGGCGGCACTCTGTCCGACCTGGCGCAGTCGGCGACCCCGGTGACGAACGAGCCGATCGTCGTCAACAAGGGCTTCCACTACCAGCTCGGCCTGGTCGGCTCGAACAAGGTCGGCGTGCGTGAGGTTTCATCGGTCACTATCACCGACGTCGCGGGAACGACCACGTACGTCCTCAACACCGACTACTCGCTCGACGCCGACAGCGGCATGTTCTACGTGATTCCGGGCGGCGCCATCACCAACGGCCAGACCGTGCATGCCGACTATACGGCGGCCGCCGGCGACCGCAAGCTGATCACGTCGGGCAACTCTGGCTCGATCGACGCGGAAATCTTCTTCGTCGCCGACAACGGCGGTGGCGACAACCGCGATTTGCGCATTCCGCTGGCGAACATCGCGCCTTCCGGTGACATGGCCTTCATCACCGAGGAGGAGATCAGCCAGATGGTGTTCGACATCGGCGCCAGCCTGCTGAACGCCGGCACCGCGGCGATCTACATCGCCGGCCAGAATATCGCCTGATGCCCGCGCGTTTCGACGTCACCGCCGTGATTAGCGCGGCGGGGCGTCTCTCTGCAACTAGCGAGCAATTCGACCGTGTGCGGCAGCGTACGCTCGCGACGCTCGCGCGGCGCCTGAAGCCTGAGGCGATACGCGATATCCGTCAGGAATACGCGATGGATGCGCCGCTCGTGCGCAACCGCTTGAGCATTCGCGTGTCGGCGAACGCAGTTGAATTGGTCGGCGACAGGACGCCGATCGGCATAGCCCAGGGATATAGGGGCCGGCAGACGAAGCAAGGCGTCGTCTTTACGGTGCGCCGCGCCGATGGTCCGCAGCGGCTGCGCCACGCATTCATTGCATCGCCAACGCGCGCGTCAAACGGATGGCAAGGAACGGGCGCGCAAGCGTTCGAGCGCGCAGGCCGCGGTGCTCCGCGATTCCCACTTGATCGACTCTTTTCCGCCAGCGTTGCCGACGCACTCGGCACGGATGCGCGGCGAGCCCACATGCGCGAGTTCGGCCAGAAGATTCTCTCGGCCGAAATCAAGCGCCAGCTGAAGCTGCTCTGATCCCATGGCAAACCGTGACGAGATCCTGCGCTTCGTCGTACAGACGGAGCAGGGCAAGGATTTGCTCGGCCTCGCGAAAGATATTGCGGCTGTAGGCGACGCCGCCGGTCAGGCCGAATCGGAAGCCAATGCATTCCTCGCGGAGTTCGCGAGCGCTTCTCGGCTTCAGGCGGCCGCGGACCAGTTCCGCGCGCTGGGCCGATCAGTCATTGAGTACGAGGGAAAGATCAGAACTGCAAAGGCGCAGGTCAGCGTCCTCGGCAAAGAGATAAGTAGCACCGCAGAGCCAACCCGAAAGCAAGAGGCAGCGTTTGCCGCTGCAAAGCGAGAGCTCGATCGGCTAACTACCACGCAAGACCGACAGCGGTCAGCGCTCAGGGAGCTCCGCTCAGAACTGCAGGCCGGCGGAATCTCCGCGGCGAACTTGGCGCGCGGCGCCCAGGAGCTTGGCGCTCGGTCGCTTGCTGCGGCCGATGGGCTGCGGGATCTAGCGACACGCACTAGGCAAGCAGCGGCCGACGCGGAAGCGCTGGCAGCCAGACAACGTGATGCTGTCAGTGCTGCAACGCAGCTTGCAGCTGCCTACGCATCCGATGGGTTGCGCGGACATCGAGAGAGGCAGCAGCAAGCTGCGGCGGCCGCAGCGGCTCTCACGCAAAAAGAAGGCGAAGTCGCGAAGGTAGTGCGGGAGCTTGCAGCAGCGAGTCAAGCGGATGGGCTTGCATCTCTCGCCAAAGGAATCGAGGCCGTTGCAGAAGCAGCGGGGAAGGGCGAGCCAAAGGCACGCGAACTCGTTGATGAATTCAGGCGACTCAACGAAGCCGGCAATGCCGTCAACAGTCTCGCGCAACTGAAGGCCAGGCTTCAGGAAACAGGCGAACGATTGGCACAGGCGCGTCGTGGGCTAGCCGAGCTCAACACGCAATTCTCTGTGTCGGAGCGATCGACCAAAGAGTTCGCTGATGCCTATCGCCTGGCGCAGAAAGTTGTTGACGATCTGGCTCGCGAAGAGCGGTTGCTCGAGGTAGAAGTAAAGAAGGCATCTGGCACCGTCCAGAAGCACGGCCTAGACGTCAATAACCTGAGCAGGGCCGAGCAGGCGCTCGGTGATAGGACGCAAAAGACGACCCAGGCGCTGCGCGAGTACATCACCGCGCTCAATGCCGCAGGTCAGGGATCGGACAAGGCGAAGAAGAAGACAGAGGATTCCGTAAGCGCATTCGACAAGTTGCGCGGCGGAATCAACTCGACGGCATCGGCTGCTCTAAAGCTTACCGGTCTCTCGGCTGCAATCTCAGCTGCGCTCAGCGGGCTCGGCGCCGGGGCGCTCTTCTCAGGAGCAATCGAGTCGGCGACGAAGTTCGAGCAGAAGTTGACAGCTATCTCGGCGGTGACCGGCGCGTCAAAAGCCGAGATGGCGCAGTTCAAGAAGGCGGCTGAGGCGGCAACGCGCGTCACCACATTCTCGGCATCCGAAGCTGCGGACGCGCTGCTCGAGCTTGCGAAGGCGAGCGGTGATGCAAAGGCTGCTACCGAGCAACTCGCGCCGACTCTGAACCTCGCACAAGCGGCCGGTATTGACACCGCAGAATCTGCGCAGATTCTCACGACAACGCTGACTCAGTTTGGCCTCGCTGCATCAGACGCAGCGCGTGTTGCTGACCTCTTCGTTACCGAAGCCAACTCGACTGAAGACAGCGTCAGCAAGCTAGGCAACGCGATGTCATACGTCGCGCCGCTGGCTCGGCAGCTTGGCCTGAGCCTTGAAGACACTACCGCAATTATCGGCGCCCTTGCTAAAGAATCGTTCAAGGGCGAACGCGCCGGCACCGCACTGCGAAACGTGTTCTCGCAGCTTTCAGACCCGGCGAGCAAATTCAGCGAGGCACTTCGTGGTCTTGGCATCACCTCGACAAACTTCATCGAAGTAATCAAGAAGATCGTTGCGGCTGGCGATCGTGGAAAAGTCGCCCTGCTGGCGCTCGATGCGGAAGCGAGACCCGCTATTCAAGCGCTGGTCAATAGTGGGGCAAAGAACCTTGACGTTCTCGCCGCAGCGCTGAAGAACAGCGGCGGCGAAGCCGAGCGCCAAGCTGTGAAGATGGGCCAGAGCTTCGATGGCGCTAGCAAGCGCCTGTCGAATGCATTCGATCAACTCCGGCGCGATCTCGTCGAGCCAATCCTCGAGCCTGTTGCTGCGCAGTTCGATGACGTTGCCAAGCGCGTCCGGGCGTTCACCGAGACGGCAGACTTCGAGAAGATCATCGCGGCTATCAAATCGTTTGCCCTGCAGGCGACGGATGCGCTGATCGAGCTTGGGAAGGGCGTCGATTATTCGGCTCTTGCTGCGCAAATTCAGAACTTCTCTAAAGACGCTACGGAGTTCTTCAAAGAGCTGAAGGACAACGCCGGCGAGGCGTTGACGGTTGTATCCGCAGTAGTTGACGGGTTCGTAACGGTCTGGAACTCGCTACAGGCTGTCGTTCTTACTGCGGCGACTGTTGTTGCTGCAGCGCTGACGTCGCTAGCGCATCAAGCGCTGCTATTCGCGAAAGCGATGTCGAAAGTGCCTGGCGCCGGCGAGGCGATGAAGGGGGTTGTCGAGAAACTCACCGATGTTGTTGGTGGGCTCACTGCGGTCACGGAGGACTTTGGCCGCCGTGCGGGGAAGAATTTCAAAGAGACCGGCGAGGCCGCAGAGCGATTCGGTGAGGGCCTTGGCAAGGCTGGCAGCGCCGCAGAGACGAACGCCCCTAAAGTAGCAAAGGTCGGCGAGGCTGCAGGTGATGCGGCTCCCAAAGTTGAGGAACTCGGAAACAAGCTGAATCTGATACCGAACTACACAGGCCCTGCAGCGAACGCGGTTGAGCAGGTCCGCGGGCCGGTGCGTGATTTTGGCCGTGACGCGCTGCTCGGCGCGCAGCACATCACGCGCTTCAGTGATGCGACTCAGAAGCTCGGCGGTGGTCCTGTCGCCGATGCAACGAAAAAGGTGCGTGAGGCGGAAGCCGCGCTGAGCGCGCTGAACAGGTCGACGGAGAAGACGCCCTATGCGTTGCAGCAGGCAGAGCGGGCAGTTCGCGAAGCGCGGGCCGAACTTGAAAGGGTCAAGGAATCAGCCGGAAAAGCAAAGCAAGGTTCGGATGACGTCAAGGGGGCGTTCCACGATCTTGGCATCGTAAGCCAAGCTGCGCTGAGAGAAGCTGCCGAAAGCGCCCGTCTCAATTTCGAGTCCATCCGAGCTAGTTCAGGCAAGACGGCAGCCGGAATTGCTGACACTCGTAACGCCTTCATCGCGTACGCGGAAAAAGTCATCGAGTCGGTGGCAGCCGCGGATGCTGCAACGCGCGCGAAGGCGGAGAGCACGTTGCGCGCTATTGCGGCGCAAATCGGTGCCGTGGATAAGCTCAACGCTGCGTTCGCGAAGTCCGGCGCCTCGGCTAACCTCTACAAGCCGCCTACGGACGGGCTGCGGCAGATGGGCTCCGCAGCCCAGAAAACTGCAAGCGACGTCAAGTCGGTCGGAGATGCATCGCAGGAATCCGGGAATAAGACGAGTGACTTCGCAGAGCGTGGCGGGGATGCGCTTGCTGCGCTCACTAACCAGATTGCGGGCGTTCGTAGCGAGTTCCTCGCGCTGGGCGAAACTGCGGCCAAGGCTTTCGACGATGCGTTCGCGAATGCATCGCGTGCATTCACGAGCATCGGCCCAGGAATAGGGTTCGACTCGATCCGCGCGGCGCTGCGGACCGCCCAGGACGAGGTGCAGGCATCAGTCGATAAACAGCGCGACGCGCTTGCATCATTGACGGCGAGCCTGAACCTGTATGCGGAAACAGGTCAGAGTGCATTTTCTGGGGTTGCGGCCCAAGCGCAGTTCTCGGTCGCCGGCCTAGACTCGCTCAAAATTGCGATTGATTCCGGAACCGGATCGTTTGATTTGCTCGGGCGCCAGGAGCTTGGCCCGCTGCAAGCAGCGATCGAGGCTGCACGTGCCAAGACAGCAGCTCTCCAGCAGCAGGCCAAACAGGCGACGGAGTCGCTGCGCAACATGGCTCAGTCGACCCAGGACGAAATCGACCGGCTGCGGGGAAACGAGGCGTCGATCGAGGATCGTCGGCACCAAGCCAGGATGCAGGAGATCCAGGATGAAGCAGCATTGGCAGGCGAGACGGGCTCGCAGGCGGCACAGGATGCCTTGGCTGCCGAGAACGAACTCCATGCCCTGAGGATGGCCAACATCCAGAAGGAGAACGCTGAGAGGGCAAAGAACAATGGCGGTGGCGGCGGGTCTAGCGCACCGGCAGCGCCGCCAGCCCCGGCTCGGCCAAGCAACAGCAGCGGCGGGGGAGCCACCAAGCCAGTCATCAATGTGACGATTCAGGGTAACGTGATCGGGAATGAGGACTACACCCGGCAGCTGAGCAAGGATCTACGGCGGTTTTGGGAAAGAGGTGGTTGACTGCCGTCCTCGCTGGGGTATTGTTTGGTCATCACCATGTCGGGGATGTCGCCATGCGGTATCCGTTCTTGCTGCTCATGCTAGTTGCAAACGCCGCGAGTGGAAACTATTACAAATGCGTCAGTGATGGCTATAAGACGCGCTGGGACGGAAAGCCATGCGTGGCCGGAGAGGTGCAGACCGAGTACGACAGTCGTACGAAGCAGCCATTGATCACTGGCCCTCAGCGCCCAGAGATTGGGATGTCTGCTGAGCAGGCAAGGGCCCTTCCTCACCCCTGGGGTGAGCCAAAGGACGTGAATCGCACCACCACAGCATCGGGGGTCAATGAGCAGTGGGTCTATGGCGAGCGCTCGCGCCGTTACCTCTACTTTACAAATGGCATCCTGACAGCCATCAGCGACTGATCGAAGGCCCGCCTAGAGCGGGCCTTCTGCTTTCTGGGCCCCGCCAAGTGCGGGGCTTTCTCACTATCGGAGCCGCAATGGAATACGCCACCAGCACCGACAACGTCGTCCTGACCGCCGCGCTGAGCATGACGAACGTCGTGCCGTCTACCGCGATCGTGCGCGAGGACGAGACGCCGAAAGCTGGGGGCGGTGACGTGCGCATTGTCGGGCCCTACACGGGCGCGGCTGACTGTGTGATCGACGTTGAAATCGTCGACGAGGAGATCGACGGCGCGCCCGCGGTGTCCGCGCCGAAGTTCGCTGGCGTCGGCAATGGCGTCATGACCGATGTGTCGGCCGGCACCGGGATGCAGGCCGAGACGTACACGTTCCGCCTCGAAAGCTTGGGCACGCAGACGCGGTTCGCGGAGTGTCCGTTCCAGGGGGCGACGTTGCGCGCCAAGGTCGCCGGGCCGTCGGAGATCACGATATCGGTCACGTCGAACCTCGTGCTGACGGACACCGAGTTCGCGCTGCGCGACGCGCTGGCCCAGGACGCAGAGTGGCTCCAAGGAGATCACTGGAACTGGGGCGCTTCCGTACTGACTCCGGGTGGCGAAGTGCCGACGACAGCGCGCCGTGCGCGCATTGGGCAGGACCCGCAGGTGTTCCGCTTGATCAGCAAGTGGGACCCGACGCCGGGCGTACAGCGCTACGTCTTCGGCTTCTCACCGCGGCCGCCTCGCGTGATCGCCGCCGGTGCGCGGGTGCGCTATGTGACGGGCAGTTACGCCGTCACCGTCACTGACCCCGACTCGTCGTTCGAGAAGAGCTACACCGGGATCACCCTGTATGACGTGCTCAAGGCGTTTAGCTCTGACTCGTCGTGTCCGTTCGAAGTCGCGACGCCCATCGTCGAGGACTACAAGCCCGGCGGCCAAGCAGCGACCGATCTGTCGGTGATGACGTCGAGCTACTGCGCGAGCATCGTCGGCGAGGGATCTGACGCCGTGAAGCGCGCCGAGATCGGACTCGTCGTCGGCCCGAATGCGCCGACCGAAACGCTCTCGATCATCTCGCTTGGCGGATCGAAGTTCGATGTGCGCGGCGAAGTCAGCGGCGCGCTCACCCAAGCTATAGCCGGCGTGCTCTACGAGAGCGACAACTACCGCTTCCAGATTCCCGCGCCGAACACAGATCCGGCCGCAACTGGTGCGCGGATCATCGTGCGCCTCGAACTGCAGCCGCGGGACGGCGGATCCGTGCCCGCGCTGTGCAGCTACGAAGTAAGGCCTGGGGTCAACCTCGAAAACGCGGTCTACGAATTCACCTGGGCGGCGCTGCCGCCGTCTCCATGCCCATGCGACGACATTACCGTCGACAACAGCCCGCCGGACGACAGTTGTCTCGGCATCGAAAGTGAGGAGGATACTGTGGAGCAGATCTCCCGCGCACGACGTGTGCAGCGGGTAGCGAGCTGGCAGCGCGAATTCGTGCAGAACAACACCACGCTGTATGGTGGCTGGGAAAACGACATCGCGCTCGTGCGCCGCGGCGCAGACATCCTGCTCAAGGGGCTTAAGGTCCTTGATGGCGGGACGCTCGACTATCCTGTGTGGCAGGCGAGCCACGAGTATAAGCAAGATGAGGTAATCGAGCCGTCGCCGCGCAACGGGTTCCGGTACGCGATCAATACGCCGGGCACCTCGCACACGGCTCAGCCGACGCTGCCGACGACTGTCGGCGATACCGTAACTGACGGCGCCGGCGTGGTCTACGAATGCATCGGCAAGAAGCCTCTTGCGATGTGGGACGATGGCTTCAGGCAGCTGCAGCTTGACGCAAAGCATCTGTACGCGACGCACGCGACGCCCGGCGCCGGTGCGGTCGTATGGACGCCTGGAATTGCGACGACACATGCATTGCCGCTGCTGCCGACGAGCTCGAACGGCCACTACTACGCGTGGGTCGACGGAGCCGCCGGTGGCAGCAACGGCGCAACAGAGCCCGCATGGACGACCGACGGCAGCACAGTGACTGTCGGCGACTTCACGTACGTCGATGCGGGGCTTTTCGGCGGGCGCGAAGACTCGAAGGCGTACGCTGCCGACGATGTCGTCTACAGCGCGTACCACGGCGCGCTGCTCTGCTTGACCGGCGGCACGACTGCCGCCGCGCCGCCGAGTGTGGCTGGACTCTATGTCAACGACACATTCGTCGACGGCTCGGTGACTTGGAAACTTGTCGGTCGCGCTGATGGCAACCTGACGACGCCCGTTCCCGAGATTTTCTGGGCTCGCTACAACGCGATCGTCAACGACGTGCTTGCCGCTGCGGGGATTCAAGGAAATTTTGATGACGCCAGCGACACGGATGGTTGCTGGCAGGAAGTCGAAGGTGCGACTAGCGCCTTTTTTTACAGCGGATCGGATGAGCCCGGCTACATGCCGTGGTGGCCGAATCACTGGAACGTGCTCGCTCAGGAAGGGACCGGCGGCACGATTACGAGCTCGCGGAAGCTGGCAGTGCTGCCGCGCATCTCGTGCCCGGAAAATCTCGTGTCGGGGGACAAGATCAAGGTCATCGTGGATGGCGTCAACGGGATCAGCGGGAGCGGGTATCAGCAGGGCGATGGCTGGCGCGCGCAGATCACGCACGCGTCACCGCTCGCGCTCGGCGGCGGCCAGTTCGGCGACGACACGCTCGTGTGGAGCGTGTCGGGCACGGAGTCGGGCAGGTTGCGAGACTATCTGCTGTCGACCGTAACGCCGGCACCGTACAACGGCGGCGCCGCGGCATGGGCGCCGAGCACGGCGTACGCCGCCGGTGCGATCGTGCGGCCGACGACACCCAACGGCTTGCGCTACGGTGGCGACATCGACGGCGAGAGCGGCGTGGCTGAACCGGCCTGGCCGACGGTCGTTGGCGACAGCGTGACGGCCGACGGCATCACGTGGACGTGCCTCGGGCCGGACACGATGCTGTCGGCACAGATTACGCCGGGCGGCATCCCGTTCGCGCTCGGCGATGAATTCGCTGTCGTGCTCGAGGGCGGACATGCGCGCTGGCGCATCAACGGCGGCGCGTGGTCGTCTCCGTCCGCGATCGCGACTTCGGTGTCGCTCGTCGACGGACTGTCTGCCGTCTTCGTCGGCGGCGAGGCGCCGAGCTGGCGCACTGGTGATGCCTGGACGCACCGCGCGGTCGCTACGGCCGGAGTGGACAACCTGCGCCGGCCGACGGGCCGCTCGGCACGCTGGCTCGGGTCGACAACGATCGGCATCGACCCTGCCGACGACAAGCCGGTCACGAGGCTCATCATCGCCGGCCACGAGATCCCGGAGGGCGCGGCGATCGAGCTGTGGTGGAGCCTCGACGATTGGGCTACGACTGCGGGCACGCTGTCCGTCCCGTGGCAGCCGGGCGACATCCACATCGCTGTGGTGGACCCGGGCCCTGGCGCGCGCTGGCGCCTCAGCGTCGACATGGACGGCGCTGCATTCTGGGTGTTCCTCGGCTCGCCTTACCAGCCGCAGATCGCGACAGGAATCCCGGAAGTCGGCCTGTGGGAGCCGGAGTATCGCATGCCGACCCCCGCGCGCGCGGGCGGCGTCGGCGGCCAGGTCACGCACTCCGCGCTCACGAAGGTCAGCGCGAATGGACTGCGCGAGAGGCTCGCTGCGGCGTGCGCGGACGATCAACGCCGCTTCGCCGCGGTACCGAACGATGCAGAGCCCGAGGTGCACCTCGTCGCGCTGAGCGACGCGGGCGTCAAGGTCACCGACGTGCTGAGCTACCAGCCGACGAGCCCGGCC